TCAGCCATCAATCCCGGCGTCTTTGCCGTTATATTGGACGAGAACGGACGGCGTGAACGTCGGAGCGTCAGGATTGCCGTTATAGCCCCACCGTGGGCCGTCACCCTCGCCTACCCCAACCATATGCGCGCCATCGCAGCCCGGACACCAGAACATCAGGCGGCCACCCTGAACGCTTCTCAGCTTCTTGGAAATGGCAGCCATCGTCACGCCCCCTTCAAGCAATACATCTGCTCAAGAGTGCGTCGCTTGGTCAGGCCGGGTAGCTCGACCAGCACGCCGTTCTTGCGGGCCTTGTTGTAGAGCGTGAGACGCTGGCAGGCTTCCTTCACCTTGCCTGCGTTCAGGAGGCTGGCAATAGGCCCGCAGAACGTCCCATTCCCCAGATTGTAGCTGAAGTCGTTGAACGCCATCTGGACGTAGGGCGAGAGGTCGTCGTAGCCTTTCACGCACGCAGCATTGCCTTGCTGGTAGTGCGCCATCCGCTTCTTCAACAGATCGAGGCATTCTTGCTGGCTGAAGCTTCTGCCCTTCATGTCCTTGGCGTTCTCGGTCTCGCCGTAGCAATAGGTGAGGACGCCGATCGGGTCTTTATAGACGTAGCCGTAGTAGCCCTCGGCCGGTGCTGCCAGCGTCGTGACGGCCATTGCTATGCCGGCGGCGACGGCTGCTGTGCCGCCCTTTTTAACGTTGCTCTTCATCGCCATATCGTGCCCTTATCTGCCGCTTGATCTTGGCGGCTGTGATCTTTTCCTGAAGTTTGGATTGGAAGGTAACGCGCGCCCAAATCGCGAGAACGCCGACGGCGGCGATCAGGATTTGAACGATCTCGCGCGTCCACCACGAGTATCCGGTGATCCACTGCTGGATGGCATCGACGATCGGCTGCTCGAGCAATTGCAGGAGCACGCAGATCACCATCAGCCGCGAAGACCATGCATGGAGAAGCACGGTCCAGGCTTCTGGAACGAGTTTCGGTTTCATGGGATGTCCTGAGATGATGCGTGCGATTAGGCGAGCAGCAGCGCGCAGCCTGGCCTACGAACAATCTTTAGTTTTGGGGTTTTGAGAGCCACGGCCATCGCTCCATAGGGAAGATGGCGGGATAATCATGGTTAGGGAAAGAGGCGCCGCAAAGCACTGCTAGCTTTATTGGTTCACCGTAGAGCTAGCGTCCGATATTCCGTCCATATCGCCTGGCAATGCCACTTCAGCAGGCACGCCATCGAGATTAAGAACGCTGTTGCCGTAGACATAAAACCGGCGTCCTGAAGCTTTGCCCTGCAACTTATTGCCAACAAACTGTGCACTGCCACGCGGGAACATGGTTATGAATGCGGACGAGAACTCAGCACCTTCCGAGTCTAGGGTGCAAGCCTCAACAAAGACGTGCCCATATTGCATAAAAAGGAATGAAGACATTTTTCCGGCGATCGTCAACCTGACATTGAGAATTTGCGCCAAAGCCTGATTGTCATGAACCCAGATTCCGTTACCTCCACAGTCGCCAAACGTGACCCCAGCGCCGAGCGACAGGAGCGACATATAGTTGACCTTTATTCCATGCCGAGCCGATTCTATGCGGATGTTGCGAGGCATGATGACTGTGGTGCCGACCTGATGAAGCGTGATCGCCTCACCAGAGAGAGTCTTTATCGTTGATCGGCCGCCGCCATCGAGAATAACCAAGCCGCCGCCCATCATTGGACCTATGAGGATGTTCTCGATAAAGGTCTTGTCGGTCGCCTCGCTGCCAGCCTGAAGCGTTACGACATGACCGTTGAGGTCAAGCGAGCGCGCAAAGTTGATCGCATGCTGCCATGTGGCGAACGCCCCTGAAGGGGAGTCCTCCAAACCGCTATTTAAGTCACTGCCATCCGTTCGTACGTGGTAGGTACGATCGGCTTCAAGCAACTCGCGTTCTTTTCCAAACGCTCTGCTGCCCAATGCGGCCAAAGACGCGACTGACAAGATAAAGGTTCGCCTTTTCATTGTGTGAAGCCTCAAAGATGTCCAATTTCAAACACCCGTAAGGCAATTATCACATGCGGTTCAACCTAAATCTGCGGCTATGGCACATTCACCCAAGTGCCATAGGTGGCCGGCACCAAGTCGTTAGGATCGTAATATGCCCAACCTCCAGATGCTGGGCGCGTAAAGCCGCTTCGCGCTGCTGTGCCGTATATCTGCCCCCAAAATGATGAGATCGCGGAAAGATCATGGCTGACATTGCCGGATATTTTGAGAATGCCAGTGAACAATAACTGAGGCGCGCCATTCTTATTGAATAAGACCAATCCAGAATTGGCCGCATCGCTAACAGTTATCTCGCAGCCATAAAAGCGAATTATGCCAGACGCGCCAAGACCAACAAACATATTACCAGTGACAAAGCAGTAATATTCAAGGAATTTGCAATTCCTAAAAAGAACCTGCCCCAAGTTAGTCCCGAGCGTATAGCAATACACAAGATGTGTACTTTCAAGATGGATATCAAACACGCACTGCGCCCACGTACCAGCCTGGATATAAAATCCACTTCCGAACTCACACTGCCCATAGCAATTCAAAAACTGTAGCGACATACCGCCGCCAGTCATAAAAATAGCAAACCCATTTGCAGCGCCGCTAATCTGCTCGAAGGTGCAGTTGGTGAACAAGTTATCATTGAAGCTCAGATATGAATTCGGGAGCGTGACAGTGAAAAACTGTGACGTGATGCCAGCGGAATTATTACCATCGAGATAGATGCACATCCCGCCGGCTTGTGAGTTCCAAAATTTGCATTTCTCAGCCCGGAAAACTTCACCAGCACCATTATAGAATGCCGCAAGGGTGAAATTACCAAGCAGGTCAATATTGAATAGACCGTTATTTTCAGACGATCCGGTGCTCAGATTGTTTGTCCCGCGCCCGATTTGAATGCCAACATTTGGGGCGGCCGAAGGGTCTCCATACAATGTGCCGTTTATAAATTGAATACCGGTAGACATAAGGGCGTCAAACATAGGCTTGCCGGCCGTACGGCCGACCAGTAGAGCACCTTCAAAATCGACTACCCACTTCAGCATCCGCAACTGCGTCATATTGATAGTAGACGTGAGGATGAAACTGTTCATCTTTCCGCCGCCAAAGCTCAGCTTCGCCATCATGTTCGAGCTACCGACCGCCTTTAAGTAATCGACGGCGAGTTGGATTGCGGGGCTATCGTTGGTGCCCCCATCCCCTTTGGCACCGAACATAAAGACGTTAACATTGCGCTCTGCCAGCTCATACCAGACGGTCGCGCCACCTGAGAGCGTGATCGACAGCTTGCCGCCATGCGTCGGCTGTGCGCCGACCTGCTTATACGTGGCGGCGCCCCCGTCACCGACAGCGGCATATCCTGCTGTCACAATGAAATTTGGTGCCGCCGTTGGATGGTAGCTCGCAATTGCATAAGCGCGAGAATCGATACGAGCGGAAACAGCCGCCGCCGCTGATGCTGCCGAGGCCGCAGCGGCGGCGGCAGAGGCTGAGGCTGCGCTTGCAGAGGATGCTGCGGCTGCTTGCGCCGCTTCGGCGGCAGCCACGATAGCAGCCGACACTTGATCGTTGAGAAGACGGAAAGTGGAGCCAGACTTGATGCCGATAATCGTCATACCAGCGGTCAGGCCACCGGACGCTGGATTATTGCCCGAGTTCGTCTTGATGGTGAGGATTGGATCAGCATTGAACTGAATCGTCACCGGGCTTCCGGTGTTCGTGTCCGCAAGCGTTACCCAAACCAGCGCCGAGCTAGACACGGGGATACTGCTTGTCGCCTGTATTGCGTTCGGCGTTCCGGCGCCCACATCGACCGCAATAATAAACGAATACGGCAATGGCAGAATCAAAGTCCACGAGCCGGTGCCGGATGCGCCGCTTTTGCGGTAAATTCCATTGTAAGCAACGTTTGTATCGGCATAAACCCACGCCGTTACGTCTGCAGCATGCGTCAAGTCGGCGTACAAGTTTGCACGCGTGTCCTTGGCGATGGAGCCGGCACCGGCAGAATATGCACCGATCGCGTTCTCATACTGCGTCAGAAGTGCCCTGATATCCGGCTTAGAAGGTTCGAACGGGTCGGACGAAGGACCATCGGCATATACCGTCGCGGCATTTGGTGAGAAGATCATTAAATTCTCCACGCGTTATCGCTCTGGCACGGGGCCAGATGGCAATTTCGGAATGTTCGAAATGTCAGGTGACGGTGAAGGCGCCGGTCGGAACCGGAGTGCCCTCAAGACCTGATCGATTTAAGGAGACGACCCAGCCGTATCTCGTGCCTGCGCTTATGCCGGTCACAATGCGGCTGTCAGGAGTGCTTGGTGCGCCGTATTCCGGCGGGCTGACGGCGGTTGCCGTCGCGAAGTTATTGGAGGTGTTCCAATAGAGACGGGCGCCGGCATAATTTGCGCTATTAGAAGCCGCCCAATTGAAGGTTGCCTGTCCAACGCCTCCGGTTGCCGTAGCTCCAGTTACAGGACCGGCCGGAGTGGGATCAGCAGTCGTATGAACTTCTTCCGTCGGCGATCGAGGGCCATAGGACCCATTCGATCCAATAAATCCGGCTTGGACATCGAGATCGACGTCAACCGGCACGGCGCCCGTGTTGAGCTCGATGAAGCCACCTGAGGCCGTCCAGTCTGGGAACTGCTGTTCAACCCATGCACCAGGCGTACCGCCGCCGGTGTTGGTCAGCCGGTAAAAGACAACCGGCGTCCAGCTATTGGATTCAGGATCGACGATAACGACCCGAAGATAGACCGAGCCGCCATTAGCCTTCGCCTGAACTGTGTTGATGACGCCGGGCGAGATCTCCGCCGAGCCAAGCGTGTTCGGAACCGGCGGCTGCATTCCCTCGTCTGTTGCCGGGTTCCAATCGTCGATATTGTCTGGATGCTGGACGACTTCCATCGTGAAACCGCCGCGTGTGATCGCGAGCGTCGATCTCCGGTTCTCCATCAACTTGCCATTGAGGCGCGGCAACCGAATAGGCGTCTCGAAGCGGACCCACCGGCTATAAATCGCGTTGATGCCGGAAGTCCGGTCATCGATCGAGCCTTTGACCTTCTGCTGAAGCCGGCGCCAGTCACGGATGCCGAGCCGGCGCGCCTGGCGCCATTGATGGCAGAAGCGATAATCACCATCCTGCGATAGAACGCGCCCGGCCGTCAGTTGGGCAGCGGTATCCTCGAAATAGTCCGTATCACAGCTCGAATAACCGGTGTCCGGATACGTAAACTTCGGGACAAGCCGATTGCATTCATCCTCGAAGAGAACATCATATTGGATCTGATGGCCGATCAGATCGGCATCGGTAATCGTCTCGACGCGGCTCTCGCGGAACTTGCCGACGGTGAGCAAGAGAGCTCCATCGCCACGCTCGATCATCCAGCCGTCACAAGTGGCTAGGATCGCTTGCGTGCCAACCTTCGGGCCGTTCTCGGTCGTGTCCCAGCCATTGCACTCGTAGCGCTTCTCTGTGCCGCCGGCGGCCAACGGGACATCTTCGTCGCAGATGTCGGCCTCTTCGATCCACATATCGAGGACAGGAAGTATGGCTTTGGTATAGTCGCGACGGTTGCCGAACTCATTGAAGCACTCGTGCCAGCAGAGAATGACCACGCTATTGCGTGTCCACTGCCATGTCGCCGGATTAGTCGGGCTCTGAGCCGGATCGCGGAAATCCCAGCAGAGAGCACCATCGACCTCAACCGATACCTGTGGAGCCCCATAGGGAAAGCGCTTGTTCTGGTTCTTTGCCTCAGTCGATTCGGCGATCATCGCAACGGATGCCTGTCCATCGCCGCGGTGATTGTTGGTCCAAACGCCAGAGGCCGCGAGCTTGTCGACAAGCGGCGCATATGGTGTCTCAGGCGTGAGACCGATCCGGGTCAGGAGCCTGACGTTATTTCCATATCGGCCATTGCCGTCATTAGTCGTGTAGCCATTTGCATCGAGGAATACCTCGTCGTCATGCAGCCAATAGCGGTTGATCGATTTGACCCGGTGGGCAACGAGCGCCTGAACGGCGTAGAGAAAATCGCCTTTCGCCTCCCACATCATATAAGCGCCTGCAAGGCGGTTCCGGCCCACGGCCCAGATGCGGTATGGAATGCTCTGTGTCTTCGGTACGCGCCCGCTTTCCGGATCCGGCGGCTTCGGCGCCATCAGCGCCTGAACCCCGATAGAAAGCGCCGTCACGGTCAAAGCGGAGGCGATAGAAGCGTAGGTGATCGTCGACGCGCCGATCGTGATGCCGCCCGTGCCGAGGATGGCCGTGAAGATCGGCGTGAAAATCGGATCAAAGACGACCTGGCTATAGAGCGATGTGCTCTGCGCAAGGCCATAGCGCTGAAGCATCCTTTTGTGGTGCATGCTCATTGAGGCACCTTCCACGCTGAGATGCATTCCGCACGCTTGCCGCGGACGCCGCCGGGACCGATCGCAACCCATAGAGGGCCGAATTTGATTGCGCCGATCTCCTTGATTGTTCCTGCCATGCCTGCCGGGGCGACAATAATGCCTATATCGCCGTCCTGAGGATCGTCAGTGCGCTCGAAGCCGGCGCGTGCCGCCATCTCGTCGACAAGTGCCACCATGCCGCCATGCTTATCGACGATCGTATGAGCTTCCTCTTCCGTGCCGTAAGTCCCGCGAAAATCAGCGACAGGATCGCTACCGGTCACATGCTCGACCCATGAGGCACAGAACATGAGGCAGTCATCGCCGCCCTGCCCGCCCCAGCAGAACCGGTGCGGCAGCTCAAGCCATTCTCGCAATGTCATGAATGCCTCTAATAGTTCGGCCACACAGGCGCGATGCCGCGCGAAAGACGCTGCACCTGCTTGCAGAAATCGTCCGTGGACGAGATCGCCTTCTGTTGGGCATCTGACCATAAGGTCCGGGCGGCGCGGGAGCGCGCGACAGTGCCTGAGACCACGGACAGGGTTAGCGTCAGGCTCATATCGCCATTTTCGGACGTCTGACTGACCTCAGATGTATGCGATGCCGTTCCCATCCAGATCGGCACGATTGGTGCCATCGGCTGGTAGTAATCATCAAGCGTCATGAGCCCGAGCTGAACCGCAACGCCGCGCACCGGCGGAATGCTGTCCAGCGTTTTCGCAGCAGTGGCCGGTTCAATCCCAGAGAGGGTGAAGTCGACATTATCGGCCGTGCCATTCACCAGCATCTCGAGCGTCGGAATGCCGATCAGATAGCCGCCGCCGATATAGACTGTGCCATCGGGATCGATGCTGTCGAAACGAGCGGTCTTGTCTTCAACGCCAAACCAGACGTGAAGCGCTGGATCAGTGGCGATGCGCAGGAATATCCCGAGAGCGTGGCTCTGCCGCATCGCCTCGATGCTAACATCTGGCACCCACCCCATCAGAACGCTTCCGTAAACTGAAGCGTCGGGCGAGATTGATAGAACGCCTCGTAGTCCCACGGCAGCGTGAACCCCTTCGGGAACTTCATCACGCACATTGGGCGCGCGAGCTCGACCCGCGTATCAGCAGCGGCAGCCTCGCGAAGAGCCGGACCTATGCCAAGAAGGTAGTCGACATAGTTCAATGCCGTCGTGTTCTCGATACCTTCCCCGACCTTCTGGCATTCCCAATAGCGATAGGCACGCCATCCCTTTGTCGGGTGATAGATCGAAAACCAGTCCGACCAACGAAGCGGCCTGGCTGCCTCGTAGACCCGCATGGAGAGTTGTCCGGCGCCGGTGACGGCAGATGCCGTTAACTTTCCCCAAACAGTCGCCTGCGAGTAACCAGAGGTGTCCGAGAACAGCGAGCCATCCGAATGCGGAATATGATCGATGATGGGCCGGCGCTTGCCACCAATAATCGGGAATGGGCCGATCCCATCATTGATTATCGGGACATTGAAAAACCGAAAGCCGCCAGCTCCTCGCGCGCCAAGCCAGTTGATGACCTCGTGGCGCTCGGTATCATCAGCCTGCAAGACGCAGCGCTCATACGTCGCCGTGACCCGGCCGCCGCCAGCGACCTCTACAGTGATGGCTTCGCCAAAATAGTTGGTGCCACCATCCATTGATGACCCTACGACATCAAAACTCGCCCGCGTCGGCCGCAGATACATGATTGGGACCGTGGGCTGATTGATAAAACTGCCCATCGTTACCCCTTCTGATTAGCATAGCGAGCTTGCAGAACACCGAAGCCGCTCCGGCGCTGCTGAGTATTGTATTCGCTGAGAGCTGCGCCGACGCCTTGCTGAACGAGCGAGCGGACGTGCTCATCGCCGTTTGCTCCTTCTACGTTCACGGTCAGCGCCTGATTTTGCCGTGGCTGGTTCGTATTTGCCGCCAGCGCAGACATCAGTTTGTGATTGCTGGTGACCTGAGAGCCTTGCGGCAAGTCCAGCAGCTCGGGGCCATTTTCACCCACGATAGCGGGGCCGCCAGGCGCATAGTTCGTGCCGCTCGCGAATAAGCCAGGCTTGAGCGTCCCGGCCAATGCAGCCGCCCCTTGCGGCCCCATGGCCTTGAAGGGAGAACTGAACAAGCCTCCAAGCCAACCGAAGAGGCCACCACCTCCGCTCGCCGATGGTGCGGCGGGGAATATCCCGCCACCGGCATTTCCTAGAGCGCTGCCAAGCTGTCCAAGCCCATTGCCAAACGTTCCGACATTTTTCGACGCATCACCAAGAGCGGCATTGAACTTCGAGACATATTGAGGAGTGGTATTGAAGCCATCACTGGCATTGCCAGCCATAGAGAGAGGACGGCCGCTGAACCACACAGATGCTGCATCTTGCGGATTTCCGTATTTCGCCACCGATGCGCCGAAATACTTGTTGAAAACCGCGTCCTGAGCATCCTTGTTGTTGAGAAAGGCGCTCGGCGTCATGGCCGTGCCAGTGGCGGACTTCGTCCAAGATGGAATATTCGCTCCCATGACCTGGTAGGCGCCATAGGCCCGATCGCCGCCCTTCAGAACCGGCCCAAGCGCACCATAATTTCCACTGCTTTCAATGGACTTGATCGCTTGGGCATAGGCTGACATGTTGCCGGTAGTGGCTGCGCTTGCCAAGTTGCTAGATGTGCCGCCAAAAATCTTAGCGCCAATGGCGCCGATCCCGTTTGCCGCACTCGCCTGCGTTCCTGTCGATCCTTTCGAGCCGGTAAGCCAATCAGCGAACACGTTGCCCAGACTGTCGAACAGCTTGCTCCAAAGCTTCTGCGCCTCATTTTCAAGGGAGGTCTGGAAGCCCTTGAGGAAAGCCTTTCCGAGATTGTGGCTTCCCGAGATCAGTTCGTTGCTAAAGGCAGAGCCGAACTGCTTTGCGGTATTCTTCGCATCCTGCCAATCGAGCTGCGATCCGATCGCCCGACCATTTGCATCATTTGTGTTTTCCGGAAGACCATATTGCCTCTGCATTTGAACGATCTGACGATCACGCTCAGAGAGGCGCGCATCGCTACCGCGCTGGTTGAGGTCAAAATCAAGCCGCCTCTGATTATAGACGTCGATGTACTTTCCGAGTGCCTCGGTTTTCTGTTTGATGGCGTCAAGCTCTTTCTGATCGACCTCGATTCCCTGTTTGGCAGCTTCCATCCGAAGGGCAGAGGTTAGCTCATACTCTTTGCGGAGGGCCGCCGCTGCGCCGCCGGTCTTGCCGACAAGATCGATTTCGACTTGCTGATCCTGCAATATCTTATCGAGGTTCATCGCCCGATCGCGGGCAGCATCCGCCAATTGCTTTTCGGACTGAACGCGAGAGATCAGGCCAGCATCCTCGATACGCTGCCTTCTTTGAGCCGGGTTCTCGTCGTCATTGTAGATTGCAGCGGCAGATGCCCGCGCGGCGGCCTCACGATCTGCCGGAGAGCGTGCATTGATCCCGGAGATTTGCGCGTCAATGCCCTGCTGCCGGCGGGCGGCCGCTACCCGATTGCGAGACTCATAGAGACCGCTCTGGTTGGCATCGGCCTGCGCGATCAGCCCTTGCGAAAGAGCTATTCCGTTAGGCCCGACGGATTCAAACAGCCGGCGACGCTCTATTTCGGCATCGCGGAGCGCCTGCGCGAGATCCTTAAAGGGCTGCAAAGCGGCCACTGCATCTCGGGTGATGGACTTTATGCCGGCATTATTGGCGCTTCGGCCGATCTCCTCAAGCGAGCTGACAAGCGAAAGTACATCCGGCTTGCCTTCAATTGTAGCCTTTTGGAGGTTCTGGAAATCAATCTGGAGCGCCTTGAACAGGGACGTTTCGCGGAATTGCCGCGCCGTAAGACCCGTTGCTGCTATGTTTTTATTGATGGCGTCCGTAACCGACGTCGCAACAGCGCCAGGGCCAAAGGTCGTCGGCTTGTTGACCTCTTGGAGCTTCTTGCTCATCTCCGAGATGTTCGTCTCAAGACCAAAGGAAGCAGAGCCCGAGCTTTCGCGTCCGTACTGGCTACGCGCGGTAGCCGCTTCGCCCCAGACATCCTTGATGCGCTTGATAGCTGCGACTTGATCGTCCAGCAGCTTTTCGAGGGTCTTGGATTCCTTGCCAGCCGACGTGAAATACTGGATGGCTGCGGCCGCGCCGCCGACGAGCGCCAAGGTTACAAGCGATACGGGGCTGACCACAGACATAAAGGCCGCGGCAAGACCCTTGGCTGCGCCAGTGGCACCCATGGGCCCCAGAACTGCAGAAAGCTGTGTTCCCTGCTGCAACGCGATCTGCAGAGGGTTCATGCCCATCGCTGCAGTGACAGCAATATCCTGAAACTGAGCAGCAACGTTCGCCGTCTGAAAGCTCTGGCTCCCCCGGTTCTGATTAGCTGCCACCGGCGCCCTGCTAGCATTGCGCTGAGCAGCCCCCAACCGCTCTACAGCTTGACGCTGGCGATCGATTGCTACTGTAGCCTGTGTCGCTGATGTCGTGCCCTTCGACTGTGCAGCTTGAACGCTGTTGGTGCTATCAGCGAGCATGCGGTTTGCAGATGCAGCGCTCTGGGCTCCCTTCGCCATTGCCGCCAGGCGCTTATCGATCGAATTTGCCGCTGCCTCGAGACGCGAGATACCTGCGATGACCCTTTCGAGCGCTGGCGAGATATCAGCAAAACCGCGGCTCGCCTTGGTCGCGGCAAGGCTGACCTTATTTGCGGCCTGCTCGGCCTTCCCAGAGGACGCAGTGAGCCTATCGAGATCAGAAGCGGCGCCGGCAGCTTGGGAGCTGTCGATCGCAAAGCCAAGCCTCGCCTCGGTCATACTACTTCCTCTTGGTTTTCGATGGGAACAACGCGTCAAACAGGCGCGCCGTCAGGGGCCGTTCCGAAACTTTCGGCTTATCCTCGGTTTCGGCTTCCGTTTTCTCGTACAGAAGCTTGAGCCGCTGCCCATCCATCGAGATCAGCGCGTCAAGATGCCAGGAGAGCAGCGCTATGCGCCGCAGCCTCGCCCATGCGTCGACATCGGAATAGGAAAGCGGGTTAAGCCCGTAGCCGTTGGAAGCGCGAGCTCGGTCCAATTCCCTGAACCATGCCCACACATGCGCCCCGGCGGCCGGGACGCGGACTTTCTTGCCTTGGTGCTGATCGCGGATGCATCGGCAGAGCCGAACGATCAGCCTGGCATAAAAGAGCTGCGGCGCGAGGCCTTGAACTCGAGCTGATCGCGAACGAAGCGATACTTCGTCAGAAGTGCCTTGACGTTCGCCTCGGTGCAGACCAGCGGGACGCCGTCAACGACAGGGTCATTAGGCCCCCACGAGACAACAGACTTTGCCAGGATCGCAATCATGCGCTTGTCGCTCGCGTCGGCCGGCTCATCACCAAGATCATCGCGCTTGGCGGCTTCCGCAGCAGTTTCGGCCGTCACCTGAGCGATAGCCTTCTGCATCCGCTCGCTATCGGGACCGCAGATGATAATCTGAAGACCGATTGGCTTATTGAGCGGAGAGAGGATATCGACCGCAATACCGGTTTCCTGCGCCTGCAGGAATGCATCAAAGACGCCGAAGTCGGCGCCTTGTACTTCTTTCACCTTCTCGGACATGAACGCTCCTATTATGCCGCAGCCGTGGCTGCCACGGTGACAACGTTGGAATTGACTTCGACGTTGCCCTGCAGCAGGCGAGCCGTGTTCGCGCCGCCGCCCTGCTCATTCGACGACATCACGATCCCGAAGAAATACTTCGTGGTGCCGGCGGCGGTCGTCGTGGCAGTGTGGGTACCGTTCTGGGTGCCAGTGGTATTGATCGCCGAGCCGCCCTTGGTGGCGGAGACGCTGAAGCTGTCCGTCAGAGGGCTCACGACATAATACGTGGTGCCGGCGGTGAGACCGGTCGGCAGCGCGCCGGTGGTCGAAAACTTGATGGCGGTTCCAGCAGCCAAACCATGTCCCGTCCACGAGATGACGCCAGGCGTTGCAACGCTGATGGTGACCGTCGATGTCTTTGCCGGCGGCGCATCGTCGAACTCGATCTTGAACGGATAGTTTTGCTCCGTCGCTTCAGCGGCGATAAGAGCAAGCTGCCCGTCATCTTCCGGCAGGATGATGAAATTGTTCTGCATAGAGCCGGCGTTGCGCGTGCCCTTGGCCTTCAAGTCACGCTTTTGGGAAATGACCGCTTCCGTGATCAGGGTTGCCGTATCGCCGACAGAACCCATGTTCTGCCACCCTTTGACTTCGGTCCAAGTGACCGATGCGAAATCAGCGGCGGTTACGTCATCGTCAGGAACGACGGCGGCGGGACCAATGAAAAACTGTGCGCCTGCCACAGGATACAACTGAGACATGAGGGTTTCCTTTCATGTGTCTGATTGCGCTTGCCGAAGGCGCTTCTAACGGCAGGCCAATCAGGCCGAAACTTGAGGTTGGCAATTCCACCGAATGGTGACCGGGATCGTAAAATGAGTATCCCCGGTAACGAGCACGCCGATCTCCGGAGCCTCATCGATGCGGATTTGCGTGTCTGTTCGAACAAGCTTGGTGCCGCGCCGAAGATGCGCGCACAGGGCGCCGGCCAAATCATAACCATCGACGATCGCTGCACCCTTCGGCCACATGACATTGGTGCGCATGAAGCCCTGTCGGATCGGGTCCATCGCAAGCGAGAGATCCGTCTCGATCGAGCGATTGAAGTGGACCTCTACGCTGATGAACTTCGAGGTGGCCGTCGGGGTGAACACAACGCCAGGCATGACGACGTTTATTCCCGTCGGCGCCGTGAATGCCTGCATTTTCACGAGCAACGCCTGATAGATGATCTTTTCAACCGTATCCGGCATCTGCTACCTCTATGGCCCATGGCTGAAGAACCGCTCAACGATCGCGAGATATATGCCCTGCTGGACCAAGCACACGGCCTGTTCAAGGGCGAGAAAGGCGCGACCGAAGGCGGCCAAGCGGTGATTGATCTCTTCTTGCGCAACACGGACATGATCCAGCGCGCGATGCTCATTATGCTGGCTGAGAACCGCCCTCGAAGCGACCGCGAACCGTAGCTTCGGCCAGATACTCGATGAGGTCTGCTCTGGTGCAGCGTCTCAACCCGTATCTACTGTGGAATTCTCGGTGACATGGCGCGCAAAGGGTGATCCCATTGCTTACATCCCATGCGGCCTCGCGATTGCGGCAATGCGGCTCAATGTGGTGGGCATTCAAGTTGCCACCGTCGCCATCCCCGCACTTTTGGCAGGTGAACCCATCGCGCGCATAAATCTTCTGCCGCCACTCGGCTTGCTGGTACATATCGCGTCGGCTTGCTCGCTCCTCATCAGTCAGATCCGATCGCCAGTTCGGCGACTTCTCGCCCCATTGATCTCTGGCTTCCGACATTGGTTTCTTCGGGATACTGTTCTCACGAAGGATGCGGTCTATCACACCACGCTCGACGCCGAACTTATCGGCTACCGTCTGAGCACTCTCGAATTTGGTAAGATAGAGCTTGATCACCTTTCTCGCGTCTAACTCAATCCGGTTTTTAGCCTTTGCCCCGCGCTTTGTATCGTTGTGATGCCGCAGGGGTATGCCGGCAGCCTTAAGCCGCTTGCCGATCGTTGTTCCGTGGACACCAAGCTCTTTCCCAATATCATCGCAGTTCATGCGCATGATCTCGTAAAGCCATGCCGCCCTAGAAAGATCGAACTGAACTCGGATCACTTTCTTGGCCTTCGGCAAACGAGGCCGAACAGGGATTCCGAACTTACGAGCTAGAAAATTCACATGCTCGTTCACGCATCCTATTTCAGCCGCCAATTGGTATGTTGGGACGAGCTCGACTGCATACTTCTGATAGAACCATTGCGGGTCCACATCGAATTTCTTTGGTTTGCTCTTGCCCGTATTGTTCACGGGCGCAGCGGCGAATAGAGTCGCCTCAGCCATTCGATCCTCCAACGATCGTTTCGGTTAGAGCCGGGTCGCTGTTGGCGCAGCTTCTCGGCTCGTCATTTATACCTCAACTCCCGCCGTGATCAAATCGAGAACGAACTTCCTGTTCAGCCTCTTGGACAATTTGTGGCCACCTCTGGGCCGTGGCCGAGACAAACCCCATCCCGGTCTCGTTGTACATCCTTCCTAGACTGTCAGTCCCGACGAATCCGAACTCCCTGCGGGCCGCGTATGAGGCCTGAAATCCAAGCCATATCGTACCGCCGAGCTCGGCTCCGGCGATCACGAGTTCAATCGGGCTGTCCGAGAACTCTTGCTTGCCTTCGATGATCGTGGGCATTGACGAGGTAGACGCCATCAGCGAGCGGCGAAGGTTTCCCGTCTTCACCGGCATCCGTCCGCCGGCGGCAACCGGCGTTCTGACTTCATTGGCGACGGTCTGCGCCGCTGTCTGATAGACGGCTTCCGCGCGCTCAATTTCCGCCGATGCCCAAGCACTGACCTGAGCCGCGAAGGATTGGCCCTCACTTGCCATCAGCGACCTCGCGAGCGAGCATAAGCCTCGGCGAAGTTGAAGTTATATTCGACATCGCATCGGCACGCGACGATCTCATTCGGGCCTGCGCCAAGGCTCGTATCGCCTGGATAGCGCATCATGGCACCCGATGGCGAATGGAATGGCAAGTCGAGCCCTTTGACCTCCTGGCCGTTGAGGATCTGGTGGGTATGCCGCACACGGTTATCCCCGGCCGATCGCCATTTGCGGGTGATCAGGCTCTCATCCCGATTGGCCTTCGCTGTCGCCTGGCGGAAGCTCTCGTGCTTCGCGGCCATGACTGATGTCAGCGTCTCGGTTCGGGCGATCATCTCGCCGCGGAGACGCAGGTTGTTGTCCCGTAGGCGCATCAGCACCTTGTCGAGCGTCGCCTTATCAAGAGGCTTTTCAGCGGCTATGGCCTTCTTCACTGCGCCGTCGAGACGTTTGTCGCGTGTCTGCAGCGTCAGGTACTTCGCCATCAAGGCAGGATCGCCCGAGGCGAGATTGATCCGTGTCCGCTCGATCAGCTCGGCTTGCGGGGCATTGAGGCCGATGACGCCGCCTTCCCGTTTGCCGGTGACTGCGTTCTTCCGGCCGACGAGATCAAGGGCAATCGTGTTGGGCCCCTGCCCGCGTGAGAAGCCCTCAACAATCGTTTGACGGGCTGCCTCAATGGTGCCTTCCGAAACATTCGTGATCATCGTCGACGACAGATCACGGATATTCGCCTCGGCGCCCTGGTTGCGGACATCCCAGCGAAACACGATGCGCGAGCCTTGAGGCGTGAACAACTGCGGAAACGTGCTTGATACCAGAGATCCGCCGCTATTGTAGGCGTTGCGCACGGCCTCAGCGAGCGGCTGGAAGGCTGCTGGATCGATATGCAGCGCTTCCAGCGCCCCTTGGATATCGCGGCGCTCCAAGCGGTCGACCAACTCACGAAGGACAATCTCATCCTTGAGATCGGCAATTGCGGCGTGGAAGGCCTTCTCCATGTCAGGCGAGAGCTTTTCGATCAGGTCGTCGAGCTGCTGGCGAAGAGTTGGCATCAAATACGAAACCTTCTGCCCTGCGAGCTAAGGTTTTGGCGCATCTCTGCCCACCGCTGGTCAAACTCGGCATCAAATTCCTTCCGTCCATCAATCCACACTCGATTTACGATCTCTGCACTCACTAAGAGCGGTCCCATGGCAAGCGATACATAGAACTGGCGGCGCTCTTTCACGGACTTGCCCCGAACATGGGGAAGGATGAGCTTCGCGTTGTGCAGGACCTGCTCGCGATGGTTCATCAAAGAATCCTTCCTTGCACGATGAAGACGACGTTGGTCACGCCGTCATAATTGTTCGGATCGGCATTGACGACGTGATAGTCGACGCCGCCGGCTGAAACGATGTCACCGACCTGCGGCACGATGGCGAGCCCGACGGACGAGATATAGACCTGCCGGTCGTTGGCGAGGATCGTCGTGCCATCGACATAGCGCTGGTCATACGTCATCGGCACGAGCTGGGCGGCGTAAGGTGTCACGGTGCCGTCGCCGCCCAAGATCGGGTCTGGAGGCGTGATGCGCTTCACCGTGCCGCTCTGCCCGTACTTCTCAATCAGGCGCTTCGCTGTGGCCTGCAGGCGGGTGTAGATCGAGCTCATACCCGATAAGCCTCACCGACCAGCGGATTGCCGGAGCCCTTGCGCAGCAGAGGCCCAATGATGTCCTGAACGATCATCAGAACCGGCCGCGCTGACTGAGGCGATGTGTTGGCATTGAGATACTCGACCTCCAAAGCGCCGATTTTCTCGCGCTTGACCTGCTCGGAGGCAATCACATCGGGGTTCATAGAGCCAGGCGAAATGAGTTCGCGCAAAGCGACCTCTGCCGTTGCCTTCTGGATCTCGATCGGGATGGCATCGAAGGCAACACCCCAGCCTTCGCAGTCGACAACATCATAGCGGGGCCAAGCCAGCGCCTGAGGGCGCCCTTTGCGCTTGTAACCCTGCCACTGGTAGGAATTGGACAGGAACGCCGTGGCACGGCGGATAGCGGCCTCCTTATCGGGCTCTGCTCCGGTCCACTCGGCATTTCCCATGGCGGCATGATAGGCGTCCGCATACTCGACGCTGATAAAGGCGTCCGCATTCGTCATGCCAGAGCCATCTTCGACGATCAGGGCCATTTGAACCTCACGACAGGGATGCTCGGGCCATGGCGAGCGCTTGCTCAGCCGTCAGGCCTTCAACGACTGTGATCCGCAAGCACATCTGGCAGGTTTCCATATCCTGGCAGGAAATCCAGTCACCGCGGCACATCACGATCTTGGCGCCGATCTCCGCCATATCAATCGCCGCCTGAATGGCTTCCTCTTTGGTATCGTAGAGATCGGCGTCCATCGCGTTCCCTCAAGCCTGCAAAGCGGTCAGGGCGGCGATGATCTCATCCTTGGTAGCCGGTGTGGCATCGCCAAGGATCTTGCGAGCTTCGGCCTGGAAGGTCTTGAAATGGACTTCGGTGTCCGTCGCCATCGCTAGCACTTCGGCCGGCGTCTTGTCGCCACCGGACTGTGCAGCAATAGCAGCCGCAATTTCATCGGGCGTACTCTTGGAAGCGTATCCGCTCGGGGGATAGCTGGAAGCATGATAACCGGCTGCGACATACTCCTCGACGGTCGGGCCGTCCCGGCGAAGCTCGCTGGCAGATCCACCTTCATAGGCTTCATGCACTGCTGGGTCGAAATCGGCCTTGTTGATCAGCACATAATCGCCCTGGCCTTCGCCCCACGGCTTAACCTTCATCGTTTCCATGATGTGAACTCCAATTGAAGAGAAAGCCGGGACCGAAGCCCCGGCCAATTGTTAAGACCGATCAGCCGAGTAGTGCGGCGATGTGTTCGGTCTTGACGGCCTTAACGCCCCATGCGAGTGCTACTTCGTACTGCATCTGGCGGTACTGTGGGTACATCGCCACTTCGAAGGTCAGGCCGGATTCCGGATCGGTGACCAGCGTGCGGTCACGGGCAAGGTCGCCTTGATCCGGGAGAGCCGGCGCGCGGGTCGCAAGGGCGATTGCGGACCGGGCAAAGCCCATGCTGCGGGCCGACGTTGCCGCAACGGTGATTGCCGTCGCAGATGCCGGGATGGCCTTGCGGAGGCCAGGCGCAGCAAGCACGATGGTGCCGCCGTTCGACACGTCCGTATCGCCGGTCACAACAAGATACTTGTTCGTATCGCCCGCGAAGCTGATCACATCACCGGCGACAATCGTGCCAGTACCGGCCGATGCCAGACCGATCGAGGTCGCACCGACCGCATAACCTGTCGTGTTGGTCGTTGCGGACGCGCCAGTACCGGCCGTTGCGGTCTTGGTCTGGCCGGATTCACGGATCGCGAAGCCATGCACATCCAGCAGCACGCCGCGGCGCAGAAGCTGGGTATCAGCCGCTTCGTTCGCCTTGGAAAGCTGCGTCAGGGTCCGCATGTTGGCACCCGCCGAGGTGTCGATGACCATCTGCAGATCGCTGAGTGGTGCGCCGTTATCCGACAGAATTTTGCGGACCTGGGCCGTATCGGCAAGGTTGGACGCGAACGGGGTAGTGCCCGGCGTGCCATAGGCGCGCGATGCGTAGATGTGAAGGGCGGCAAGGTCTGCCTCGACTTCATTGACCAGCGTGCGCATCGCCTGGGCGAACTGGTCACGCAGGATGATGTTGTAGCTGGCACCGTTGTTGTCGAGAGCGAGCTTCTGCTCACCATTCCAGCGAACCGGAACACGGCGCGCCTTTGTGATCGTCATCTGCACATTGCCGATGGTCTGGTCACCGTCGTCCGGAGGGGTGACGCCGGGAGTAATGTCGGTTGCCGTGGCGGCAGGCGCGACCGGCGACATGACGGTCTGGCCGACTGCGGCACGTTCGAAGGTCATGTCGGACGAGACAGCCGGGATGAAGCCGACCAGTTCACGCGACACGACGTCGAGAGCGTTGTACAGGGTCGGGAAAAGACCCGTGATGGTATTTGCCATTGCATTAGCCCTTTCGTGGCGTTGGGTGGCGATGTTTTTGGGTTGGGTGGGCTATCCAGCCCGAGACACCGCCACCTATCCGGGTCGCGGCTATTTGGTTGGCCTCACTCGGTTACGGTGAAGCCCTCTTTCATCTTGGCGGCTCGGCTTGCAGGGTCGAGCGCTTCGAATTCCGTCCGGCTGAGCTGCTTGGCGCCGGGCTGCCCGTTGCCAGGCTTGCCACCGCCGCCCGAATGGCCGTTGCCCTTCAGGATGCTCGCCTTCTGTGGGTAGGCGTCGACGAGAAGCTCGAGCGCTTCGTCGAAGTCCGCCAGTTCGCCCGGTCGAGCCTTGGAATAGAGCTTGTTGCCGGCCTGATCGTAACCGACAACCTTGCCGTCCTCGCGCTTGAAGTTGGTGCCAAAGCGGGCCTGTACGAAGTCGGACGGGATCGCCAGCTTGTCAGCAGCGAACTTCGACCGAGAGAAAGCGCCGCCGATCATCTCGTTATCGAGCAGGCCCTTGAGCGACTTGTTCTCCTCGACGACCGGAGCGTATTTCTCTTCGGTTGCCTTAATCGCCTCGGCCTTGACCTTTTCGACTTCGCCGCTGTCGATCAGCTTCTTGTCGTCGAGGTTCTTGATTTTGGCGAGCGCATCCTTCGCAGCAGTCGCGTCAAGGCCCTCGAAGACCTTCAGGGCTGCCTCTGCCGCCTCCTTGGCCTCACGATGGCCCTTGGCCTCCGCGTTTAGGCGGGAAATCGTTGCGGACGTGCCAGGAGCGTCGAAAGCGACCTCCTTGCCGTCGTCAGTGATGTAAACCGGCTTACCGTCCTGAATTTCGGCATAGGTCTTGCCGTCATGCGTGAAGGTCTTGAGCTTCATGGCTGGTCTTTCTCGGGCGTCCACCCGTTGCTATGGGCCATCCGGCCCGATTGCGCCCGCGGCATCCGCTCAACGGGCACGGCTTGGGACGCCACGGCGAACCGCGACGTCTTGGAACAAATTTTCGTTCATTTGTGCGGCTAAGCAGCTAACATGGCGTCGAGCCATGCCGCCGTGACGTTATCGAGCATCTGCTGGCCGCCCTTGCCACCGCTAGAGATTCGCGGGTGTAGGCCGTCATCTGAAATATAACTGACGCCAGGAACAGCATAATACTGGTCGCCGACCTGCTGGGCATTCGTCCAAGCCGATGTGACCGTGATGTCGCCATTTGTGTTGCCGTTGCCCGACTTCGTCACGCCGATGTTTGCCCCGGTGAGGGGCTGGACGATACCATTCACGATTGTCGATGATCCGGCCGAATAGTTCGAGTTGAACCTCGACGTGGAGATCACCGACGACACGGTGACCAGTTGTACGTCAGGCAGGAGGGGATCTTCGCCCGCGATCTTCCATCGACCGGCATCACGGGACGGCTCAACCGCATCGCCCCATTCGACATAACCATCGAACGCACCGCCACGTATCCAGGCGTTAATCTGGCCTCGATTTGAGCCAGATCCAGCAGCCCATGCCGTCTGTGGCGTCTGGAAATTAGCCTCGCTGGTAAACTTCCACGGCAGCAGCGTAATCGTCCCAGTGGCGGGACTAGTTGCCGATCCAGCAAACAGAAATGTGACCGTGTTTGCTCCGGTGTCGGTTGCTGTGCAGATCTTCGCCCCATTGTATTCTGCTTGGGTTGCTCCGCCGATAACATAGGGGCGCCCAACCCGGAATAGAGACGCGTCTGCCACGGAAGCCGTGATCGAGTTGCCCGATGAAGTCATGGACGAGACCGAGACAGCGGCATTCTGCGAAACACGCGGCGTCATGGTCGTCTGGTAGAATTTCCGCCCCTTGGCCCTGACGGCATCGCGCATGGTCGTCAGATCGCCCTGAAGCTGTGCGACAGTGCGGGCTGCCCCGAAGTCATTCGTCCCAAAATCTGTCAGAACGTTGCAGCCGAGCTTATCGGCCAAATCGGCTTGCTTCGAGAAGTCTACCGCGTAGGTTTGGGCCGTAGTTCCGGAGATCGCATTAAGATAGACACCAGTTCTGTTAAGCGCCACGTTATACAGAGAGCCGCCGTTGTTGGTGAAAATACTATCTCCGAAGCCTGCAAAGGCAGCTTTCTTTAATGTGGATTTCAAGGCGTGATTACGCAGACCGGCGAATCCTAGGTTCGCGATGTATGTTGCTCCATTGGCAGGAGTGGATTGAAGATTGATCTTGAAGCTACCGGCTATCGTGATCGGAGCCGAGAGGATGATGTCAGCCGAAGCTACATTCTGGCCCGGTGTTACCGTCGTTGCCGGGATAGTGCCAACCGTCGTACCGACGGGAAATTCGATTGTGCCGCTCACGGTGAAAGATGCAGATGCATCCGTCGTTCCAGTCGTTCGCAGCGTCCACCCTTGCAGTACCACCGAGCATGTGTTGATCGCGGCACCACTGTCATTCTGCACTGTCGTGGTGAAAGTCTTCTGCGTGCCATCGCCGGTCAACGGAGCAGCCCCAGAGTTATTGCCAGGGCCTGTGATGCGATGGGCGAGCATCGCTATAACAACGTCAGACGATCCGCCTTTCTTTCTTTGGGAAGGGGTTCCCAAAAGTCCAGGCAGATGCAGGCCAGTCGCGAGCATTTACGAAACCGCCTTGACGTTGATCTTGTCGCCGGCGTTCGGGGCGATGGCAACGCTTTGCCCGGCCGGGATGGCGACACCAGCACTCGTAGCCGCTGTTGAAGCCACAGCATCTGCATTAGGCGAGGTACCGAAGGCAACAGCAACCATGCTGTTTTCGCCATTGCCGATCACGGCAATTTCGCCATCCAGCAACGTGGCGGTCGTTGTTCCCGGGATGGTAATATTCTCACGAATACGGACGGCTCCGATGCCAGGAGCATGAACCGACCGAATCCCTTTTGGCGTCACGAATGATACGACGACGGTCATTTTTCTCTCCTGTTATGCGGCGGCCGGCGTGGGTGCAGGCGCATTGTTCAATGCTGCGTTCTGCTCTTCCTCAGACGGATCGCCGGGGATCTCTTCTAGGATCGCCTTTTCTTCCGCCTCAGGGTCGAATTCCGGTGACAAGACGTTGCGGCGCCGCATCTCAGACCAAAGCGTCCGCTGCGACAAATCCTTGGCGGCGCGCATCTTGATGAGCGTGTCCGGTCCCTTGTCGTCATTCGGGTCGAGGTCGAAATCATCATGGACAGCGACTTCCGGCTCGGCGGTCTCGCGCAGCCACATCGCTGTGATCTTCATTGCGTTCTCAAGGGCATCCTTGAGGTTCAGCGCCCATGCCTGGATGGCGCTATTGCCCTTCTGCGCCGCAAAGGCTGTCGTGACGACCGTCAGGTTGCCGGTTTGGGCTGTCAGCGGCTGTCGACCGAGCTCGCGAAGCTGCTGCTCCGTTTGCTTCACGTCTTCAGCCAAGAACTTCAGCGATTCCGCCGACGGCTCGATGAACTTCCATTCGCCGTGATTGCCGTCGCCGTTCATGGGGGCATAGAGAACGGACTTAGGTCCGACCGGAACCGGCGCTGGCTTTCCATCTTCGCCAATGGCAGGCGTCACACCATTGCCGGCGAGCATCGGGAAGCAGGTCAGCTCTTTGGCGTATTTCAACCCGCTTTCCTGCTGGTAGTGCTCTACCTGAAGGAATGCGGCATCCTTCATGGGCGGAATGATTTGCCAGGAATGCCCTATGCGCCGCCCTGCGATGAATGGGACAATCGGGATAATGCCAATAGTGATCGGCCCAGAGCCGACCGATACCCACTCGTCTGCACCGGTAGACGTCTTGCGCTTTTCCAACAGTTCCCATGTCGCTGGCGCAGCATCGATTACCTCACCGCCATCGCCTCTCGTCACATCGCGGTTGAGAACGCGAACACGCTCGATCGTCTTCTCGCCATAACCATCGCGCTCGGTCGTATCTTCCTTGATCCGGACATGGACAAAGGTCTCGACGCCACCGATCATCTCGGAATAGGCAGCCAAGAGGTTGACGGCGGGGATCGGCACCCAATAGGGCCGCGCGCCGATCTGCTCTTCCTGGGCTTGCGTAGCGTTCGCCGGCACGTTCTTGGTGTAGTCTATCAATATCCAGTCGATGGAATATGCGATGCCACGAAAGAAGCTGTTGGCCGCGAACACATGTAGGTGTTCGCCCTGCCCGGTGATGTTCTCGGACAGCGCCTTCACCCGATCGCTGGCATTCTCGGATAGGACAACCTCTTTCGAGAAAGGCTTAGCCGCCAGGTTCTCGACGATATCGCGGAAGATGTTCGTGAACTTGCTGTTCTGCCGCCGGAAGTCATAGTCTGCTTGGCTCTCATTCGGGAACTTGGGCAGATACTTCGGACCTGCCGCCCGCATCGCATCAGCGCCGCCCAAGATCGTCGCGACCATATCCCAATAGGGCTTCATCGCATCGTAATCGGAGCTGGTATCGCTCGGCTTGGCTTCAGGCATCAGCTACTTCCATATGTTCCGAAGAGGGGCGCAGCGGCGCGAGGTTTCAGCAGCCGCCCGAAAGCACCGGATGACGCGTCGACTTGGTCTTTGAACGATCCGCCGGGGAAGAGGCAGAGCTCATCAAGGTAATCCTCGTTCCAGTCGCCTTGCACGAGGTAGACATTCCCAGCCTCGCATTGGCTGCTGAATGGCTCGGCTCGGGTGACCTTGTCGCCCGTTTCTGGCTCTGCCTTGACCACATAGCCGGCGAGCATTGAGACGAAATCCTGAGCCTGCACCTTGCCGGCCTGCCCAGGATCCTGAGGAAGGCTGATCATGACATCCTTGCCGTCTACTTCAGCGGTGCCCTTGATCAGCGTGCGGACCTTCTGGCCTTCATCCTGTGTCTTGACGACATGACCGACGATGAATGACCCGTCCGGCGCTTTGCCGAGCTTCACGCCAGCCGTGCGGGCCGCTGTAAGCTTCTTCGTGGCCGCCAAGTCCCAATGCCGTACCCATACCGTGCCTGCAGGCGCCTGACGGATGATCTTGCCGGTAAACCACTCACGCTTAAACATGCCACCGTCACGAGGTACCGGACGCTGCTGATACTGCCCGGCGTAGGCGTAATCGCCCTTGTCTCGCTTCAGCTTATCCACAGCCGAGCGTGGAAACCGTACAGGGTCGAGAAGATCGCCATCACTCTCGCGCGGATCAACGAACCCTATGAGGGTTGAGCACCGTCGCTCCTGTTCAAACTCCATCGGGAGCATCAGGTGGACGTAATCCATTCCCAGCTTCTTGATGGTCCCAGAAACATCGTCCTCATGCAGGCGCTGCATGATGACCACGATCGCGGACTTCTCCAGATCGTTGATACGGTCAGTGGCGCCCTCGCGAAACCTTCTGGTTGTCGCCTGACGTTCGGCGTCTGATTCCGCAGTTTCCGTGGAGTGCGGGTCGTCGATAATCAACCGATCGCCACGCTGAGAGGTCAGCGACCCAAAGGCCACGCCTTCCCGCGTCCCTGTATCGGTATTCGCGAAGCTCGTTTCTCCGGCTCGGCTGAGAACGACTTCCGGCCACAGGGACCGATACCATTCCGATCTGATCAGATCACGGCACTTGCGGGTGTCGCGCGTCACCGGCCCATCATTGAAGGCCGTGGTGAGATAACGCATCGATCGAAGATGCGGCTGCGTCCACTCCCACGCCTGCCAGATTACCGACGTCGTAAGCGATTTCGATGAGCCAGGAGGAACATTGATAAGGAGCCTGTTGATCTCTCCGCGCGTAACCGCTTCGAGATGATCGCAGATTGCATCCAGATGCCAGTTCCAGGCCAATGTCGCCCGCGGTTCCAGCACATGCCAAGCCTCGCGGAAGAAACCGGCCAATGTCTGGCAGCGGGCACGGATACGCTCGGCATCCTTGGCGAGCTTGTCACGCTCCGCCTGCTCAGCTCTCCTCGCCCTCTCCGCCCTGATCGCCCTCATCATCGTCGCCGGGTCCACCGGCAAGCGGACCGAAGAGAGCTTCGAGGCGGTCGAGGTCATCAGCACTCACATTGGTAAGGTCGACGGTTTGGATCGGGCCACCGTTCGGACCGCTGATGCCCTGCGTCACCTTGCCATCGAGGCGGTCGGCAATCTCTCGGATCGCGGCGACTTCGCCCTTGATCAGCAGTTGGCGAGCATTCCAGCGGAGGGAGCCCTTTTTCGCATAACACTTCTCCCCGCGTTCAGCGGCGAGAGCCTCCATCATCAAGGCATCCTTGAACGGCTTGGACTTCGGACGGCCACCTGGATTGCCGCTTTTACCCGGCGTAAATGTCATGCGTTGTTCTCAACAGATACAGCCATTGAATTTGCTTGCTTTTCCATGATGGGTTTCGGATTGCCGCAAAATCATTTCTACCGGCCGGTGAGGCCTTCGCATTTCGCGATATGAATTTTCTACCGGCTGACCCACTTAGCTCCGATTATGAAGGGCATCGTTGCCCCGGAGCGGCGGCGCGGCATCTTCTGCCACGAGTGAAGCCATGGCCTTGTCGCCGGGGACAAGTCGAAATGCCCGCTCCCTTCGGAAGGGTTAGGCGGCCGGCGGCTGTTCGGCGGCGATCTCGTCGGGCTGGATCTCATGGATGATCAGGTCAGCATGGGAATGGCAGACAAAATCCTGTTCAGAACCGGCCGCAACGATCGTCTCATTGATCATTTCGACGGTGTCGTTACCCTTATGCGGCTGCCACTGCTGCACCTTTACGGGCCAGCCATGGTTCGCTTTCACGGTTACAGTCGTGGTCATATTGATCTCCTTGATCAATCGAGGTGATGGCGAAGCTCCGACACCGTCATCTCGGGGTCGAGGCTTTCGAGAAATAGGAGGATTGTCTTCCGAGTGACGTCGACATCGTGCTTGTTGACCGTGCGGCGCTTGTCGATATAGCCGCCAGTTTCAAGGCGACCACCTGCAGCCAACTCAAGAGCTTCGAGCACTTCGTCTTCCATTTGCGCTCTCATTTGGTTGCCGGTCCAAGATCATGGAGCTGAACGTATCGGCCGTTCTCGATCGTCACCGACCGCATAGCGCAAGGGCAAACGGGCTGCCCATTCTGTGGGCCGATGCAGTTGCATGGATGAAAGCCGGCGCCGATCTCATGATCGCCTTCGAGAGCAGCACGACGGTTGAACCACTCTTTGGTGATGTCCATCTTCATCGGCTTTCTCCGGTAGATGTTGATTCCTTCGCCCTCGAACGAGGAAGCAGAAATGAACATCGAGGAACCGGGCCTTGCGACCCGGCTCTCTGTTCGGTGCGCAGCATCAAGCGAAGATGCCGCCATAACTTCGGCTGTAATGGATGCGCAGGCCGAAAATGGTGAAGAGGAACGCTTTCCCGTATTCCCGCTCTCGCTCGAAGAGCCGAGGTCGAAGACCGATAGCCAGCTTGGCCGAATAACCGCCACCAGGGACGCCGGGGCGCCCTCGTTCCCACAGCAAGCGGAATAGCCGCAGATGCTTCTGGATCTCATCGAACCGCATGACAGACTTGAAGCGCAGCGACGGCGCCGAAAGGATGAAGACGGCGAGAACCGCGCAGCCGATCGACAGAGCGATGGGAACCGGCACGATCATGGGCGGCGTCACGGTCATGGCGAGAGACAGAGCGGCAACGGCGAGGACCGCCAGGCCACCGATGATCAAACTTCGGAGCATGCGCATGCTGTTTCCTTTCGGTTGATTGGCAAAGAAAAACCCGCCACCGGATGGTGACGGGCTGATTGGTTGCGGAGGCAGGATTCGAACCTGCGGCCTCTTAGTTATGAGCCAAGCGAGCTACCGGGCTGCTCTACTCCGACAAAGAAATGCCGCCTTCTTCCTCCGCCCGCGCGTGCAGCAATCTTATGCGGCTTCCGGCTTGCGCTTCTTCGCCTGCTCCTCGCGGCGCTTGGCTTCACGCTGCCGACGCTTCTCGTTTTGCTTTTCAGCCCAATCGAACGTCATCAGCTTCTGGTCGAAGTCGCAAACCATCTGAGGTTTGGCATCCGGCTCCCGATGGACGTTGCGCTCCTCTCTCGGCGCGTCGGCTGCGATGTTATCTGAAACATGCCAAAAAACGGGGGGGAGTGGCAACATAGCATTTTCGCCATTTTGACTATGCTGCGCGCGCTCACGAAGCAGATGAAGCAATTCTGCTATCGCTTTGTCTTTTCGGCGTTGTCCGGTCATCTCGTGGATGCCTTCGCGCTTGCACCACTTGGTGAAGGCGAGACCGCCTGCTTTGGCCTTTGCCCATGCCCAAAGAGCCCGCCGATTCTTCTCGACGCTGACCATTGAAATCAGCTCGAGGCGCTTTTCCCAATCACTGACATCGGTGGCCTCAAGCTTCTGGTGATCAGGGTCCCACATCTGCATGCGCTCTTCGACATACCGGCCGAGATCGCCGTCTTCGAGCTGATCTCCGATTTTCTTCCGGTTCGCGATGCGCTCGCTGCGGGTACGGCCGGCAACGCCGAACCAGCCGCGCATGTCTGAAAGGGTATGGAGGTAAGGGATATGCTGCGCCCGTAGGCCTTCTGGCCTCACGAAGTCCACCTGCAGGCGCTTCTCGATCGTCGCGCCCTTGATAAAGAGATCGATGATTTCATCCTTGTTCATGCCGAGCCCCGTCTGTCGTCAAGTAGATCCGGTTGGACCGCCAGCGCCCCGAACCGCCGCCGCATCCTTTCGTATATCATCCCGCCCAAGGCATGTCGTTTCGATATGACGCCATCGAGGTCGGTTACCCAGAATTGTAGCCAGCCCAGCGGGAGACCGTCGAAGAAGGCAAACCAGGCGCTGACATCATTCTCAACAAGGGCCGGGAAATTCTTGGCCGCGGCACGCGTCATGTCGCTGACAACCCACAGAGATGTCTCATCAATGAAGGCTTTGTTGTTCTCGGTCTCCGAAAGCGTCATCACCACGAAGCGGGCATGATCCTCGCCATGGCGCTTTCGGATGCGGTCGAGCGTGGCTATGGCTCGTGTCTGCCCATGCGCCGGCATCACGTTCGCCGGCACCACTTCAATGCCGAAGTCGGTGAAGATGGCGAGCGCTTCGGGATGGGCAGATATGGGGTTCAAATCTTTCCCTCCGCCTTCATCCTCTCGATCTTGCGTACGGCCCATATGATGGTCGTATGGTCCCGACCATTGAAGAGCCGACCGATCTCGGGGAAAGTCTTGCCGAAGATCGTCTTGATCTCCCACATAATCAGTTGCCTTGCGGCGACGACTGGATAACGCCTGTCGTGGCCCATCATGTCGGCATAGGTGAAGCCGAGTTCTACGGCACGATCGCGGATGTGCCGTTTGGCTGGAGAGCCATTTCCAGCAAGCCATTCGCGATATGCGATTACGTGGGCATCGAAATGGGTTTCGCTCCGCTGCCAGATAGCGAAGCTCTTGACTGCTGGTTCCGGCGTTGAGGATGTATCGACAAGCTTCAGCACTGGCTTTCGTGGCGGCGGTTGCCTGAGGCGCTGCTGCAGCAAGCGGTAGGCGTCGATCATCTCCGCGCCGGTGGCGTATGTCTTAGCGTCGACCTGCATCATGCCGGCATCCTCCGACGCTCGACCTCGACGACCTTGCCGCCGCCCCGGAAGAGCTTATCAGCCTGAACACGGATCAAAGCCCGCTTTGTCGTCGGCCCGGTCAGCGTCTCCGATACAATCGGGCTGTTCATCTGGCGAAGGAACTCAGCTTTGGCCGCGGTCTCCGCTTCTGCCTGTGTGCCGAAGATGATGTCGTCTCGGCCGTTGCGGAGAACGCGGTTCTCGCCGTGGTGATACAATCTGATCCAGGCAATGAATCCCGTGGGGCGCTTGAAGGTGCCGAACCCGCACTGGTTGCTCATGCTGCGGCCCTCCGGGGACGGACCACCCACAGGAACGGCAGTGCGATCAGCGTCATCCAGAGCTTTCCAAGGATCTGGCCTTCGATGAATTCGAGCGACCCGAAGGCAACCCAAAGGAAGACGGCGCTATCGACGATGGCACCGGCAATGCCGCTCAACAGGACGGCCAGCCACAGGCGGCGCTCGCGCAGTGGGGCATATACCGCCAAGTCTGCCAACTCGGCCAGCGTGAAAGCCAGCACGGAGGCGATGAGGAGCGCAGGGGCGGCGAATAGGGCCGACAGGATGCCGCCGATACCGATGGCAATCAGAGCAGCCTTGGCTCCTCCTGCCTCGTGCACCATATCCCGAAGGACCAGCGAGGCGCCGACGACGAGAACGCCACTCGGAGCGGTGAGGCCAAAGCCTACCGGGATTAGGCACGGGCCATTCGGGATGCAGACGGTACCGACATTGCCGATAAGCCAGTTGGCGAGCGGGATGGTGGCCGCGAAGGCGGCGGTGAGAGCGATCGTGTTACGCATCGAGAAAATCTCCTTGAAGGTGGCGGTCTGCGATTGCCTGCCGCATATGGGTGAACCGTCCGATGCCGGTGCCGTCGTAGCTATTGGCGCCGAGCTTTTCGAAGTGCTTCATGCGGAGAGCGGTGTTCACCCGACCGGCATGGACCCACTTGCCAAGAGCCTTTGCGGCCTTGATCAGGTGGATGGGATGTTGTGAGCACTTCCAGCTGGTCGAGCCGCCGATGAAGATCGCGTCGATCTCATCCCACGGCATGGGTAGGTTCTCTTGACCGTCCTGGCACACGAAGGCGATCGGCCAGTCTTTGAACAATGGCTTGAAGTGATGGAAAAGCTCGGCAGTTCTCCGAGCCGAGCAAACAACATCGGGAGCCGTGACGAAGAAGCATCTTGCGCGGTTCTGCTCTTCCCGCTTCATAAGGCGAACGACGCCATCTACGTCGACCTCATTGAAGCCTCCGTTGTCGATCGCGAACTTCTCGGCTCGAAGGGTGTAGCTGGTCAAGGGTGTGAGCAATTGGCCCACAGGACCGCCGATCTCCGCAGCGCACTGGTCCAAGTCTTGCCCGTTATCAAGAAGGGCGATCATCAGAACAACTCCCCTGTCCGTTCCGGCTGATTGGACCGGTACCGCGTGTATTCCGCTTCGAATTTCAGGGTTTCGACGATGGAAGGATCACCGAAGCGGACCTTGATCGAGGCGATCTCCGCGATGCCCTCGATGTCCGATCCGAACGTCTTGTTGATCAGCGCCCAATCCTTGTCGGTGACCGCGACCTTCATCCGCTCCTGCTTATACTTTTCCGGGCGATAGAGGGTCAGGACGGCGTCATAGTCCGCGCGAGCGCCTTCCCCGCCGTAGAGGTCCCTTGAGATCGGCCGCGGGTTGTCTCGGATCGTGCCCTGCCCGTTTCTCTGGTTGAGGATCAAGACAGCCGAACCGGTCTCATCGGCGAGCGATTTCAGCTCGACGGTGACCTCGCCTGAAATCCGGTCGGGGGAAAGCTTCGGATCGCGCGGCTTCACCTTGCCGATATGGTCGATCACGATGAACGGCGTCTTGCCGTTGGCCCGCTTCTTGATGAAACGGCGGGCATAGGTCACCAGCCGGTCGACGCCTTCACGCTGGCACCGGATGATCTCGAAGGGCTGTTCATTGATCCACGTCGCGAACTGAACGCATCGGTCCTGCTCGACCTGGCTCATAAGCCGCATCGGCTCGCGCTGCTGGCGAACATTGATCTCGTGGACCTGGGCAATCATCTGCCGCACGCATTGGGCCGGCGACTGGTCATAGGAGAGGAAAAGGACAGGATGCCCCTCATAGACCGCGTGGTAGATCAGCTGCATCGTGAGGGATGATTTCCCCTCGCCAGAGGATGACAGCAGCCCGTAGAGGTTTCCTGCCTCGAATACAGGCTCCGAGAGAACCTTGGCAATCTCCGTCAGAGCAATAGGGACGCCGATGACGCCATCTCGTCGGGCCGATGCCTGGAAGGCTGCAAGATAGGACGAGCCGGGCGAGACAATCGCCGTCGTCTCGGCGAACCGGGACCGCATGTCTTTCAACCGAGCCTCGAGCTGCTCGATCTCGTCGCCAAGGGTGAGAAGATTGTGGCCCTCGCCAGCAAGATCGACGCCGATCTGGGCCTCACTCAGCAAGCGCCGCGATAGAGACATGCTCTTGATGGCGACGAGCGCACCGTCATATTGGTTGCGAAGGCTTGGATCGGTGCCACGAACGAAGAGTTTCGAGAGATACACCGCCGGCGTGATCTCGATATCTTTCTTACGGTCCTTCTCATCTTTGACGATAAACACCTTCGGAAGCCGAGGCTTGAGCGATATCGTATTGACAGGCTGGCCCCGGCGCCGGTCCTCGGCTGCAAAGCGATATGCGGTCTGGTGTATCTCCCAAGCGAAGTCTTCCGGCTCAAGGCCGCAGCTATCGATTAGAGAGTTATCGGCAAACATACAGGCGAAAAATGTCTCAGCCGCGGCAAAGGCATCATCCTCGGTGATGCGGTCCATGAAATCGCGGCGATTTGGCATTTCGTTCATGCTGCACCTCCGAACAATGGGCCAGCATCGTCATCGGCAAGACCACGGCGCTTGATGATCTCCCGGCGCCTCTCATCCGGCCCAGCGAGGCAAAGCCGCATGCGTTCGGCGATGTCCTGCTGATATTCAGGCTCGCGTTCGATCAGAATGGCGTTGAAGCCTTCGCGCCATGCCGCTTCTCCCGTCGTCCCGGTACCGGCGAAGGCGTCGAGGACCGTGCCGCCAGGAGGAGTCACTAGCCGCACGAGATAGCGCATTAGGTCGGTTGGCTTTACGGTCGGATGCTTGGAGCCTATCCGATCGTCCGCGTCAGCCTTGGCCGAATAGAAGAACCGGGCGGCAGATCCGCCATCGTCACGAGGCGTCACCGTCGGACGCGGGCCGTAATCGCCGTAGACCGCAGTTCCCTGCTTCGGCGCGAAGGTGTCATTGACCTCGCGCTGCTGGCCCGGGGCCTCTGGAAAAGCAGAAACGACTTCCTCGCTGCCGTCATGGATGAGGTTGGCAGGCCAGCGTCCGTTCGCATTCCCGACCAGAACAGGGGTCGGCGTCCAACTATCGTCTTCATGAGGGAAGTCGCTAGCACCGCCTGTTTTCATTCGGCGGGTATCCGCCTCACCCACACGGCATCCATCTATATTGACCGCACCGGTCCCGTGTAAAAGCACGTTTGCCGTGCCCGTCTTCTCGCTAAAGGGCTTCTGACCCATGAATATCGGCTCTATCGCTGGCTTTAGAGCCTGCCCACCATAGCGCCAGCCGTCGTAGCCATCTGCCTTGATGCGCGTCGCCTTGGGGAAACCTGATCCGAATACCCACGCAATAAGCGGGTGCGTGATAAAACCTGCATCCTCTATAGCCACAGACATGCGGCCGAAACCACGCGTTGAAGCGAAAGCCAGGAGATAACCACCTGGCTTGAGAACGCGTAGGACAGCGTGCCACGTCTCAACCTGAAAGGCGATATCGCCGCCGTCCCATTGCTTGCCCATAAAGCCTGCTGCGGATCTCTTGTAGACCCCCGTCGCTCCGTCGGCCTTCGTCGGCTTGGCGTCATCTGGGCCGAACCGCTCCACGATGCTGGTTAGATGATATGGGGGGTCCATCACGGCGCTGTCGATGCTGTTCTCTGGCATCGAAGCAAGCACCTCGAGGCAATCACCGGGGTAGAGCGTGACGCGACCGTCGAGGAACTGGATCATGCCGCCGCTCCCGCGCGCTCGTTGCGCGCCATGCGGAGATCCATAAGCGGCTGTTGGTACCGGCCGGCGTGGACCTTCATGTCGCGGACGCCCCAGCAGATCGCCAGAGCGCAGGCCTCGGCGGCGTTGTGTGCCAAGGTCTTCTGCGTTGGGAGCTTGATGCCGATCAGCTCACATTGAGCAACGGCGGCGGCTTTCCAGTCCTTCTTGCCTTTGCTGTCGAGCGGCGGCTTGAAGGTCTGCCCGTAGAAGCTCTTGCGCCAGGTGCCGGGTGGAAGGGTACCGTAAGGTATGCCAAAATTCGCGATCGTCGAAACGATGGCCGTGGTAGCGATCCAGGGGTAGAGCATGGCATCCGCGCTGGTGTTGCCGATCTTGGCCAGCGATTGCTCTTCGAGAACAACCCAATCGGGCTTTCCGAACTCGCGTATCAGCGCGGCAACTTTGAGACCAATCTGATCGCCTGTGTAATAGTGGTCGGCCTTGTCTGGCATCTGGAAGACGCCGCATTTCACGCTGGAGTAGTTGCGATCGATCTTCTGCTGTTCGGGCTCGAAGATGGCCCAGCCGGTGGACTTCGACGGGTCGAAACCGAAAATCTTTGTCATGCCGACTTCTCCAATGGGATAAGCCGATAGCAACCGCGGCGATCGGACGAGATAAACCACCCAAGGGGCTGCAAAACATGCTGCGCTTTGCTGATCTGCGCTGAAATGCTTTGTCGCGATGTGTTTAGCTCTCGAGCCGTCTGTCGGTCCGACCAGATCAGGTTTTCGAGATTGGCGACGCGAACCCAATCGCCAACGCGCTCCGAAAGCGCTTCGATGATGGTCCGCTGTTGTCGGGTGAGATCAGCATCCAAAATACGCTCTACAGGGGAAGCCTCTCCAATGTGGCTGCCGCATGTCGGGCAGCAGAATGATTTTCGAGATGTCGTCATCGCACACCGCTTGGAAGAGAAGGTCTCAGCATTCGCGCTGAGCAGTTGATGGCGGCTCAAGCCGGGAGGAAGGCGAGCCGCCGGGGGGAACATCAGTCGTCATCGGAACTGAAAGGATCATCGCCGGTCGCGGGCGGCGCTTCGTTGGTCGCGGCCTGCTTGGCAGCGTTGCGCTTCTCCATGGCCGACTGCAGGTTTTCGCGGGCGATGCGCTGGCCCTCGTCGTAGCCGTCAAGCCACGCCCGATCCTCGGGACTGCCAGCAGCATATTTTTTCGAGACGCGATCAAGGGCGGCAAGACCAGCCTCGACGCCGGCGGCGTGGATCATCTGCTCGTTGGTCACGCGGTCAGCCAGAAGATCGCCGTTGCGGTCATCTTGGATCAGACCGAGGCGGATACGGTTCCGCTTGAGCATGTTGAAGTTGTCGACCTTCTTCTGAGGGTCGTCGGTCGTCATGCAGTCGACGTAGTCTTTGATCTCGGCTTCCGAGAAGCCGTCGTTCTTGGCATCCTTCTTCAGCTCTTTGCCTTCGGCAGCGAGCTCGTCGGACTTCGTCTTGTGAGCGAGCCGGCGCCGGACGTGATGCCCCCAAAGCGCCTGCTTTTCCTCGTCGTTGAGCGTGGTGTTATGCCCTGCCGCTGCCGTCATATTTTGAGCCTTTCCTTTTGAGCTTGAACCTTCGCAGCCAAAGCCTGAACTTCAGCCTCAAGATCTCGAAAATGATCACCTCCGAACCTGTCTTTCTGGGCCTCGAGTTCCCTTTGCATTTTTTGGATTTCTTCTTCCCAAAGGTTGATCCAGCCGACCCGAATGCCGTGAAGCAGATCGAACCATGGCTTTTTGATCTCGCCCGCGAGGAAGCGCTTGAGTTGGCGGGCGGAGAGGCCGCATCTCCCCGCCACTGCGTCGTAGGCGTTCGCTTGATCGCCATGCCCACGGCTTTCACGCTCGACCATCTTTCTGGCTAAAGCGTCAGCCTCCTTGGGAGTGAAAACATCAACTGCGTACATTGCTTTCGTCTTTCCCTGATGTGGTGTTTTGACCGAAATTCGGTCTGAGTTTTCCCTGTTCACTGCCGCCGTCCTTGCATAGGTTGATCCCTGTCAGGACGGCGGCATTCGAAAGGACATCAGCCGCCGCCGACCGGCGACAGCCTGTAGAAATCGTCAGGATCCGGACCGGTACGAACGGCCTGCCAGCCGGTACCGAGAAGCTCCTGATTGAGTTTGGAAAATGAGATGCAGAGCAGCGTGAAGGACCGAACCGGGTCAGACTGCCAGGAAAGACCGATTAGGTTGCAAAGCTGCGGTGCGGGAATGTAATGCGGATATTCAGCGCGAAGAGCACGTTCCAAGCGGCTCTCGCGTGAATCCGAGGGAGGGATTTCGTTGACCGCCATCATCAGACATCATCCCAAAAGGGATCATCATCGATTGCACGGATGAGAGGAAAGCGGTCGTTGCCTTCGACGGCGCCGGCGTTGTCCGTGACGCTCTCATGAGGAATGAGGCTTTTCGCCGCCCAAATGATGCAGCCAAAGAATGCGCCTGTACCTAGAGCTAGCGCGCAATATCCGAGGATTGCGGTCATGACAGCACCACGACTTTGGGCTTGTAGTTCAGCATGTCCGTGAAGCACGAAATATCTGTCTTGCGCTCGACGACGGGACGGAAAAGAGACGAGCAAAAGTTCGCTTCGATGCCGTCCGAGCAAGGGCCGTTATGAATTTCGTTGAGCCAAAGATAGATTTTGGACGGGTTAAAGACCCCCGGCTCCATCCCACGGATGGTATAGATCGTGCCCAATGTCGGGAGCGTCACGCCTTCATCGGCAGCTCGCTCGCGCACATGCGGCTTCCAGTCATCGACCATCACTACCTTCTGTCCAACGTGAAAGTTGCTCATGCCGCCCTCGCCTGGATTTGAGTTTCGATCTTCATGGGACGCTCTGCCTGCACTCGTTCGTGCGGCGTGCGGCCTTCAATTGCGTTTTGGACTACGATGCAGATGCCGGTGGAAAGCTTCTTCATGCTCCGCTCCCACAGTCGTCGAGGATGAAATTGGTGGCGGGATGGATCGCAATCTCGTCCTGCATCCCGCCGGAGGTGTCGGATACCGATCCCTCCTGATCCGATCCGTTTTCAATCTCGGGCCGTGGTTTACCGGGGCGAGAAATAGCAGCATCGGTTTTGGAATTCTGGTGGAGAGAGACGGTTTCGAACCGCGCTTCCAGGTCACCATCGGTATGAAGGCCGATGGACAAGGGGCGTTCCCTCCCCGTCCCGAGCACCATGCCAGTCTCCCCGGCTACCGTTTCCGGCGGATTGTCGAAAGCCGGTATTTCGCACCAAGCCGGCAACGTTTTGGCGTTCTCCGAAAAGCCGTTGAAACGGCCGTTCGGGCAATGCTTCGTCGGCTCAAGCCAGTTGGTGACAAAGACCTTGTCGCCATCGCGCGTGGTGCGCATCAGGATCTGTCGATCGCGCGGCGCGGCGGAAATGTCGAAGTTCCACACGCTCATGCTGCGGTCTCCGCTTGCGTCGCGGCATGCTCACTCAGAAGACGAGAAATCAGTTTGCGAACGGGAGCCGACGGATTGGCCTTCCCGTTCACCCATCTCGATACAGTCGCCTGGTCGACGCCCACGGCATCAGCAAAGCGAGGCTGGTTCATGCCAAGGGCTTCCATGGCGTCGGTGATGTCTTTTGGGGTCGATAGCTCGTGCGTCATGCATCATAAATGCATTACGCATTCTTTTCTGTCAATGCCAAATGCATTTTTCTTTCATGTACACAATGCCTATGGCAGATGACAAAGAAATTGGAGCTCGGCTCAAGAAGGCTAGACTGCAGGCAGGATTCAAAACCGCCCGGGCAGCGTCGGAGTCCCTTGGCGTTCCCTACTCCACATATTCACAGCACGAGAACGGCACGCGCGGCATCGTGAGAGAAGCCGATCTCTATGCTCGGCGCTTCAAGGTATCCCTGGATTGGCTACTGCGGGGCCGAGCTTCCGGTGCGGATCTTGGGTATGATGTCGCGTTGGTCGAAGACACGAAGTCACCGCCAGAGTTGACGATTGTTCAGACGAAGACGTTAGCCAACAAGTCTGCGCCTAACGCCAGCTTTCCCCCGCGATATCAGCCTTTCTCGGCCGATAAATCGGTCCCTGTTCTTGGGCAAACAGTAGCCGGTCCCAATGGGCGCTTCATTTTGAACGGGAGCGAGGTCGGCCGGGTTTTCATGCCCCCGATGCTCGAAGGCGTCGAGGGAGCTTATGCGGTACGGGTCTATGGGACCAGCATGGAACCCCGTTACTTCGCAGGACAGACCGTTTGGCTAAACCCCCACGAACCGGTGCGCCAGGGCGATGACGTTGTGGTGCAGATCGTCACCGACGAGGAGAACGGTCGAGAGAGCTACATCAAGCGCTTCGTCTCTCAATCCTCAAAGGTGACCAGGCTCTACCAATACAATCCGGAAGAGGACGAACAGCACGAACTTGAGTTTGAGACGGACAAGGTCTTCTCGGTCCATAAGATAGTTTTCAGCGCCAACATCTAGGCGACAGCCTGCTCGCAAACCCATGTCGGTCGAATGGTGAGGTTTCGGTAAGCCGGAGGGCGCTTCGGACACTCACTGCAGCGGATTTTGCGGCACAGCTGCATGTAATTGTGCACCCCGAGCTCGGCGGCTTTGCGAAGGTTGGACAAACTTAAAACGCGTGAGTGTCCGCAATCGTCGCACGCCACGTAAAGGCTTGATAATTCAATAACTAACCTCATAGCGTCGGGGTGATCGACTGGCGGCCTCTGCATTTGTCTCTCCTGTTTGTTCTCATTTCGTTCATGGAAAGAAAGCAGGAGATCGCGCGAAAGTCGAGTCGAAAGTGATTCGTTTCGCTCTTGATTTTAGCAAAGCCTTGAGTTGTCGATGAAAAAGGTTCTTGTGACCATAGAGATCAAAAAAGATGGTCCTGAGGAGGACCATCCTTTCGAGCTTCGATCCCGTCGAAGCCAAGCATCCGTGAAGTCGATATCGCCCAATAGCTCGGTTTGTTATCCCGGCCGCTACCGGGCTGTGGTCGGCATCCTCCCGCTGGTCAGGCGGTTCATCGGTACGCTGCCGAAACTGAAATTCCTCGAAAGGTGCTATTGGTTATCCGGCAGCTCGCAAAGCTGTGTTCCCGGCGGGCCATCAACCCCGTCTGACTTCGCCCGGTGAGCCTGGCACCGGTACCGCATGGGATTGTTCATGTGCCGGAATGATCGGCGGCGCGGGTGAAAACCCAGAAAGACCGCTGCCCTTGCGCATCAGAACGCATCAACTTGGCGGGAACCTCCGAGCAGACCCAAGATTTTGCGCTTTTCGGCACCCCGGAGCAGCTTTGCCTATTCCATCAATTGTTGTGATGTGTTAGGCAATTTCTATCACGAATTCTGCTTCGAGCGCCGGTCGGATCATCCCGCCGGCGCTTTTCTTTTGCGCCATCATGCACACCTCGTCAATAAATAAAATGCGTTTTGCATTTTTTATGCTTGACGATAGAGAATGCATAATGCATCTTTTCCCTCGTAGACAGCGACCACGAAGAAGCTCCGGCCGATCTGGATCGCGGTGAAAGCAGGGTGACAGTCGCTCCAACATGGAGGCCGTCATGTGAACAGCAGCTCGGAGATAGCGGCGAGGCCCGAGCCTCGAACAACCTCGCCGCAACAGCGCACCGACTGAGCCCCGCAAGGAAGTCGGGGAGATGAGGAGAAGGGAAATGTTTTACATCATCGACAACAACGCAGACTTTCAGCGCTCTGGCCGGTTCGGTCAGCCGTCCTCGCTCTGCATGAACGGCGCTCGCGACTACGCCGACCGTTTCCGCACCAAGGCTGAAGCCGAACAGATGCTCGCCTACTGGAAATCCAACAACGACTTCAAGGGCCGTGTGATCGATCACCAGACCGCTCTGGAGATGGGCGACGTCTACGATGCCTGATCACCTTCGGCGTGGGCCTTCTGGTCCACTTCGAAAGTGATCGGCTTAGCTCACTGGTGAGAGCACCGCGTAGGTAACGCGGAGGGGCAGGACGACGGTCCTCAGGGGTTCGATTCCCGGCAGCCGGCCAACCGATACGTGAACGATTGATGAGGATGGCGAAAATGACGACCGTGCAATTCGATTTCGAAGAAATGCAGCTTTCCGGTGAGGGCCTTGTGGCCTACGGCACAGCCACGCTCGAAAGCGCCTATGAGGATGACAGCGAGTTCTATGTCTCGGAAGTCATTCTGGACGGCGGCCGTCGCCTGACGCGCCCCAGCAAGATCAATAGCGCAGATGTCTTCAACGGCGAACTCTTCACCATGATCGTGAAGCAGATCGAAGACGATCGCACCACGCACGGCAAACATGCGGCTTTGGAATGGAGCGATGCCGTCGCCGGAAACATGCCGGCGGTTTCTGCCCTCCGCCATCGTCGCGGGATGCCGCTGACGTATTCGACGGCACGCGTACCGGAAATCGGAGGGCGCGTGTCGTGACCGATATTCAAGCTCGCTTGGCCGACATCAACGCGCGAGCCCTTGCAGCACAGCAAAAGCGAGATCGCGAATTCTGGTTGATCGTCGGATTTACCTGGCTCATCGCCATCGCCGCCGTGATCGTTGTCTGGTCGATCCCCATGGCCCGTGATGCGGACCGGAAATGGTCTCTCGACCATCAGGAACAGATCGCGTCCCGGCGCTGAATACCATCTAATTTCAACAGGAGTGAGCCGTTATGGCAGAGCAGTCTATTGGCGCGCTTGCGTCGAAACTCATAGATCGGTGGAGCTGGTGGCGCGCGGCGCTCAAGAACCCGGCGGCGATCGGCAAGACCCTCCCCGTTCATGAGGGAGAGCCGAACCAAGGTTACTTTCGTGCGAAGAACCGTGACAAGACCTTTGATCCGGTCGCGATCTTCTATCCGGAAGGCTCGGACGAGATCGTCGCATATCGCAACGGCCGCGAGGTTCGGCCAGACGAGATCTGGACGTTCTGCTGCCGGTACCCGGTGACCTTCGAAGCCTATACGGCGGCGATGGATGGGAAAGGCTGGCCCGACGATGACGCTACGGTCACCGCTCAGGTGAAGACGCATGACCCTGGCATTGGCGACAATTCTGGCGAGATTGATCCGATCGAGACGCTCAAAGACCAGATCGACGCGGCGCTCCATGGTCTGGTAGCCTACCAGAAGATTTCCGACGACAAAACGGCCACCAAGGCTCAGTCGCTCCGCAACCGCCTCAACGAGCTTTCCAATGATGCCGATAAGAAGCGGGACGAATTGAAACGCCCGCACCTCGAAGCCGGCAAGGCGATCGACAAGATTTGGATGCCGATCGTCAAGGCCGCGAAGGAAGGGGCGAACACCGTCAAGGCATCGCTCGAAGCCTGGGAGACTGAAAAGCTCCGCCGTCGGCGCGAGGAGGAGCGCAAGGCCGAAGAAGCTCGACGGGCAGCCGAAGAAGCCGCTCGCCAGCAGTCGACGGAAACCGAAGTTCTTGAAGCTCCAAAGGTCGAAACACCGCCGCAGCCTCTGCCCGATACCAGTGCCGGCCAAATCCGTGCCGGCTACGGCAAAGCGGCGTCTGTAACCGCAAAGGTCGTTCTCAACGAGGTCACCGACTGGCGGGAACTCGCGATCTACATGTCCGGCCATCCCGAGATGCAGGACCTTCTCCGCAAGCTTGCGCAGCGCGCTATCGACGCGGGCCGCCGAGACATCCCAGGCATTACGACGGTCGAGAAAGCGCAGGTGCGCTGATGAGGGTTCGTCTTTTCCTCATCATCTTCACGCCACCGTTCATGGTTGCCGTCTTTCTCTGGGAGCTCTGGAGCGAGGCAAAGCGCGCTCCTTGGTACGCCTGGAACGAATGCGGCATCCAATTCGAAATTATCCGCCGCGCCTGGCGCGCGAAATCCTTCAACATCGAGGAATGACTATGAGCGATCTGCTTACCCCTTCCCGCGCCGTCGCCGCCGTCAAGTTCAAGTGGCAGAAGGCCGAAGACGCAAAAACTTACGATTATTTTGTGCCAGCCGGCCTTGAGCTGCAGCCGGGCGACAAGGTCATGGTCGAAACCAAGCACGGCCCGAAAGAGGTCGAGGTCGTCGAGATCAAGGCAGAATCCGAAATGGCGGAGAAGGAAATCCTCCGCCGTGCCGATCCGAAGCCGGAACCCGTCGCCGAAACCACCGCGGAAGTCTCCGCCGAGAAAAGGTGGGATTTCTGATGAACACGCAGACCCAAACCAGACAGCAGACCCAGCGCGGCCCGCAGATAGACCAGCGCGATAATTCAACGGCGGTTGCCGTCCTGCAGCCGTCGCGGTTGCCTATCTCCCCAGCTGTGGCCCGCGAGTTCGACGTATCGTCGGCGCAATGGCGTGTTCTTGTCGACCAAATCTTTCCGAACGCGAAGACCGTCGAAGCGATCACCATGGCGCTTTCCTACTGCCGGTCGCGCAATCTCGATATCTTCAAGAAGCCGGTCCATATCGTTCCGATGTGGTCGACGGCTCTTGGCCGCATGGTCGAAACCGTTTGGCCTGGCATCGCTGAAATCCGCACCACGGCGGCGCGCACGGGCGAATATGCCGGTATTGATGAGGTTCAGTTCGGCCCGATGGTCGAGAGAACCTTCTCCGGTCAAACAGGCAGCGGCAATCGCGCGGAAACAATCTCGAAGACGGTCCGCTTTCCGGAATGGGCAAGCGTAGTCGTCTATCGTTTCGTGAAGGGCCAGAAGATTGCCTTCCATACCAAGATTTTCTGGGAGGAGACTTATGCCAGCGTCGGCAAGTCCGACGTTCCGAACGATATGTGGGCTCGCCGGCCGCGCGGGCAGTTCGACAAGTGCGTCGAGGCCGCTGCCCTTCGAAAGGCTTTCCCTGAAGAAGTTGGCAGCATGTACGCCGCCGAGGAGATGGAAGGCCGCGCGATTGATCACGACGCCAGCCCGAAGGCTGCGCCACAGCCGCCAAAGCCTCCTGCTCCACCAGCGCCGCCGGCCGAAAATGAGGCTGTCGAGGAGGCTAATGTCGTCGAGAACGATGAGCCGATCGAGGAAGAGACCTTCACTACGGTCGAGGAAGAGGTCGTCGACGATACGACCTATTTCGAGCAGATCGAGGAAGCTCTCGCCGTCGTCAACGACATGGCGTCGCTGGAAGAAGTTTGGACCGAATTCGACCCCATGGCCCGTTTCGACGGTAAGCCGCAGGGCGAAGTCAACCAGGGCATCGCAAAGGCGATCCGCAAGCGCGCTGAGAAGCGCATCGGAGGTGCGGCATGAAGATCATCGGAGAGACTAAGGACGGCTACATCGTCCAGATGACGAGAGACGAGGCGGCTCAGTCTGCCGGTCACTACAGCTCATATTCGGACGACTGGCGCCGGCTGGGCGTCGGCGTGGGAACGGAGATCAAGTTCTCGGCCGCCATCAGCTACCATTCGCAAATCCGCCAGCGCCAGGACGAGGCCAAGAAGTCCGCAGGGATACTGCGCGCCTTGGCTGAGATGATTGACGGCGGGCTTCCCGATGTCGTCATCCCACCCGTGCCAGAGCAGGAAGGCGGTGCAGCATGACGAAGGGAGATTTTCCGGCCCTGAGGATGACGATCGAAGGCGGTCGGCTTGTCCCGGCTGGCCCGTTCGACCAGGAGCGCTTGAATTCATATCGCCGCGGCACCGTCGTCTTCGTCCGGTTCACGGAAGAGAAAGACCGCGTACTGATCAGGAAATGGTTCGCGGTGCTCGGTCTCGTGCTGAAGCAATGCAAGACGCCGTGGAAGACGCGCGATGAGGCTCACGAGGCCATCAAGCTCGCCCTCGGCATCGTCAACCTGTCCAAGACCGTCGGCGGCCAATTCATGCAGTATCCGAAGTCGCTGACCGAGCTCGACGATCCGGAGCTGACCGAAGCCCTCGAAAACATGATCGAACTCCTCAGCCATATGACCGGCGTCGATGTCGCGACCCTGCGCAAGGAAACCGCGCACGTCGACGAGGAACCGTCGGATCCTGAAACCGGCGAAATCCTTGAAACCAAATCACCCGATTCCGGCTCGACGCCATCCGAGCCGGATACAGCGGACAGCGGCACCCTTTCCGCTTCCGCAGCGTCCGACGATCACGCCCCCCAAGCCTCGTCGTCGGACGCTCCCCCTACAGAGCGCGAGACGCTGATCAAGTTCGGCCGGGACATGCTTCCCATGGCGGCGGATACCAGCGTCTCGCCGGAGGCCTTGAAAGCGGTCGAGCGCGAATATGCGCCGATCATCAAGGCGCTCTCTCCCGAAGGGATCAATCAGGCCCGCGCGATCAGCGAAAGCGTCCGCGCGATCGCCAATGATCCGAAGCGGCTCGGGCCGGCGCTCGAGCATTTCGCTGAACTGCTGGAAACGACTGTGGAGAAACTGCGAGGTGACGAAGATGCCTAAGTCGCCCAAGACTTTCCCCTTCGGCGCGCTAGAGCGTGACCTCTGCAATCTCGCCCGCCACCGTGTCGCTGAATCCATCCATTCGGTTCTGCAGGTCGCGGATACCAAGGAAACGAAGTTCCTGATCACCATGCAAGCCATGGTTCAGGCGGTTGCCATGTGCAGCGGCGCATATAGCGCTGTCTATTCCAACAAGCTCGAAGATCCCTTTGAGGTCGCGAAGATCGTTCTAGACCTAGCCTCCAAGGTGAAAGACGGAGGGGCAGCATGACGCAAGCCTATCCGCTTCAATGGCCCCTATCGCGGCCGCGCACCAAGACGCCGACCCGTGCTGCCTTCGGTAAAAAGGTCACGCGCATCGGTCATTCGTCCGATTGGTCAGAAAAGGCCTCACTCACGGTTGCCGATGCGCTTGGACGCCTGCAGCGCGAGATCGATCTTCTCGGCGCACGCAACTATGTCCTATCCTCGAATGTGCAGCTCCGGCTTGACGGCCTTCCGCGCTCTGGGCAACCCGAGCCTGCCGATCGTGGCGTCGCGCTATACTTCACGCTCTCCGGCAAGCCCCATTGCCTGCCATGCGATCGCTACGACCGCGTTGCGGACAATATCGCGGCTATAGCCAAGCACATCGAGGCGACGCGCGCGATTGAGCGTTACGGCGTCGCATCCATCGCCGAGATGTTCACGGGCTTCATGGCGCTGCCAGAGCCCGGCGCCAAGAAATCATGGCGGGAGATCCTGGGTTTCAGCCCGAACCTCACCCCGAGCGCTGGCACCGTCGAAGATCAGTTCCGCCGGCTCGCCAAGAAGCATCACCCGGACGCGGGCGGCAGCAATGAACTCATGGCCGAGCTGAACGCTGCGCGTGCCGCAGCTCTCAAGGAAATTGGAGGCTCAAATGGCTGACGAAACCCTCATCTCTTGGGCCGACATGACTTTCAACCCATGGATCGGCTGCACCCGTATCTCTCCCGCCTGCGACGGCTGCTATGCGGCCCACCTGATGGAGACCCGCATGGGGCGCGTCCAATGGGGCGGCCCGGGCGTCGGCGCCGGGACGCGCGATCTGACCAGCGAGGCGAACTGGCGCAAGCCGATAGCCTGGAACAAGAAGGCGGAGGCTGACGGCACTCGACCATTCGTGTTTTGCTCGTCGCTGGCCGACGTGTTCGACAACGAGGTGCCGAAGGAATGGCTCGCTGATCTCTTCGCGCTCATCCACGACACGCCGAACCTCGTCTGGCTCCTTCTGACCAAGCGGCCGCAGAACATCGTTAAGCTCTTCGATGCGATCAGCTTTGACCGCGGGGCGTGGCCGAATAACGCGGCGATCGGGACGACGGTCGAGGATCAGCAGCGGGCGAACCAGAATATCCCAGCCCTACTCAAGGCCAAACATACTTTAAAGCCGGCGTTTGCGTTCCTGTCATGCGAGCCTCTGCTTGGCCCGATCGATCTTGAGTATCCCGCCGGCGTGTGGCCGAACGGGCCTCCAATGTGCTGTTCTGGGATCGGCAGTAGCGGTGAGCAGTCCTGCGGATGCATGGGCATGCCCACTGATCCGCCGCTGATTTATGGCATTGATTGGGTCATAACCGGCGGCGAGACAGACCAAGGCAGCCATAAGGCGCGTCCGACACATCCGGACTGGTTTCGAGATCTCCGCGATCAGTGCACCGCATCCGGTGTTCCGTTCCATCTGAAGCAATGGGGCGAATGGACACCGGGCGAAAATGTACCCTCGTCGGTTCGAGGTCGGCGCCCGTCAGCGCACTGGTGGGCAAACGAGTGGGATATCGGCAGCACGAACATGCGCGACCCGGAAGACGGGTGGATGGACGAGCCGGACGTCTACCGTATCGGCAAGAAGCTCACCGGCCGCACGCTCGACGGCGTGACGCATGACGCCTTTCCGGAGGTGCGCCGTGGTTGACATCGTTGAACGCCTCCGCTGGTGGGGAGCGAAGAAGCGCGCGCCGAAGAGCATGCCGACATTGCCGGCCGACTGCGCAGAGGGCGCAGCCGAGATCGACCGCCTTCGCGCGAACATTGATCGCCTCACCGGCAACCCCGTCGATCATCGATATTGGGAGGGTCGGTACCGCGACGAGAAGGCGGAAAATGAGCGCCTGGTTCAACTGCTAGCGCGCATCGAGGATGAAATATTCGGCAATGGCGCGCCTCTAGGATCTCATACCTATTTCGAGATCCGCAAGCTTGCCCTTCTGCGAAACGGAGGAAGTAAATGACGCGCTCTGTCCCCGAATGGATTGCCAAGCACGATGACCAGAAGGTGCCAGACCGCGTGCGCCTCCGCATCTTCGACCGCGAGAACGGCATCTGCCACCTCACCGGCAAGAGAATCGATCCCGTCCGCGATGAGTGGGATCTTGACCACAAGGTCTCGCTCATCCTAGGCGGCGAGCATAGAGAGACGAACCTTTTCCCCGCCTTGCGGGAACCGCACCGGCGCAAGAGCGCGACCGAGGTTGCCGTCAAGGCCAAGATCGCCCGCACACGGAAAAAGCATCTCGGCATCAAGCCCGAGAAGGCCGGCGGCTTCTCCAAACGTTTCAAGCGCAAGATGAACGGCGACGTCGTTGACGTCCGGACCGGCGAGGTAGTTTCACGATGACAACAAGCACCTCCGACCTAACGCGCGCTTTGGGCGCTGTCATAGATGGCGTCGAGAACGATACCGCTCTCGTGGCCCTCGGCGCGCTCATGACGAAGCAGATCGTCAACAATTCCCAAAGCCCAACTGACGCTCACAATACGGCGCAGCGCATGGCGAATTTTCTCATCTCATCGATCTACGACGCTTTTGACATTCTGGACGCAAAGGAGCGCCGGCCGTGAACCCGACAACTGAAATGATCGAAGCCGCTCGCAAGGCTTATGTCACGGAACTGCCCGAAACCGCTCTTTATCCGAGTGAGTTCGCGATGCGTGCAGCCCTCACCGCCGCCATTGCGCTCATCCCTGGAGAGCCGGTGGCTTGGCAATGGAGACAGACATATGCAGGCAGATGGGGAAATTGGAACGATTGCGGCCTTTCCACCACCGATGTGCAAAAATGGCGTGATCTAGCAGAGAAGCTTTCCAACGAAGTACAAGTTCGCCCCCTCTACGCCGCACCCGCGCCACTGCCTGTGGCAGTGAAGGCTCTGGAGTGGAACGGTGCTGGAAATAACATTTATGCATCGACACCATTTGGGCCATACGCAATACGCCACAATACCACATCGCTCACTACTTTTCCCTTGGAGTTGGTAATTCCCGGCGAAAAAGTAGCCACGCAGTTTTTCTACTTCGAGGACAGGGCCAAAGCTGCCGCCCAAGCCGACTACGAATCCCGCATCCTCTCCGCTCTCTCCTATACGGCAGGAGGGACGGAGGAAGAACTGACGGATGATCAGCTCAAAACCACCGTCGAGATTTGCCGCTCCGCCGCAGAGGATATGATCAAGGCCAATATCCAATGGCGCTTGGACCCGAGATATATTCTGCGCCTGTGTGATGCAGTCTCATCTTACCCCATCCCCGCCTCCGATATCGCTGCACTTCAAAAGGCCTTTGACCAGCGCACGGATAAGCTTCTTGAACTTGTAGAAGAGAATGGTCTCCTAAAGGGCAGAGCCGCTACCAATGAACAGGCCTTGGCCTCCTATAAGTCGGAGATCGCCGCGCTGAGGGAGGGGAACGATCCGCTGTTCTGGATGCGACTTGGTGCGCGAGCAATGCGCCTTTCTGCCCGAGCAGCATGCGGCAACCATTGGGAAAGCTCGCAAGAAGACGCGATGACCTCCGGCGGCCTATCAAAGCTCGCCAAGGAAAAGCTCTACGCAGAAGCGAACGCATCGGAGGAGATCAGCCGGGTCATTTCCGAGAAATGCGAGGATTCCGCGCTCGGCTATGCGAGCTATATGGGCGACGAAGCAGACCGGAAACTTCTGGCTGATCAAGGAGTGACAAGCGATTGGCTATATCGCCATCATACAGGCGAACCCAGCCGAAAAGAGCTTTCTGACCGTTCCGCCCTCTCCCAGCAAGAGGAGAGCAGAGGATGAGCCAGATTGAAACAATCATTGACGGCATGCAGCGCATTTCCCTGTCTGCCCAGCTTCGCGACAAAATCGCCATCGCTGATGATGCAAGCCGGAAGCGCTGCGGGTCTTGCTACTATTGGATGAAAAGCCGCGAATGCCCAGCCGAGAGGCATGTCAATGGCAGGTCGATTGGTCCGAGTTGCGAAGGCCGACCATGCCAAAAATTCAAGGTGACGGAGAGCGCGGTAGCATTGCAGGATCGGCGTCAACGTGAGGCAAATGAATTTGCCCGCGAATACGGCTTCGATGAACCGTTCGCCGCCCCTCTCTATAAAGGAGGGGAGTGATGGCGAAGCTTAATCCATACATTCGAATTATGCGCGCGGCCGATCGCGGCGGTTTTGTCCGCCTCACTGCCAAGGAGGTCTGGTACCTAGCTCAAGATAGCGCGATCGCCGCCGTAGCCGCTCAGACAGAGGTCAGGCAAACCTGCGAGAACGGCTCCTATTTTGTCACTAAAACTGGCTTTATCGACAAGGACTCCACCCAATGACCACCCCGCACGATAAGGCCCTATCCGAACTGAAAGGGCGGCTCGCAAAACTGCCGAAAGCTGATCGAGGCATATCCTGGCAGCTCTATAATTGGCAGCACACCGAGGAGCTCACCGTCTACGGATCGACCGCCAACTGCTTGAAATGGATCCTCGACAATACCGAAGAGATCATTGCCGCCCTCCACGCCCCTATCACAGAAGCCGGAAACGGCGGAGACGGGTGGCTGGACATATCGAGCGCTCCGAAGACAGGAGAAAGCATCCTCGCGGATCATGCGCAGTGGGGAGAGCCTGAAATCGTTGCGTGGAACGATGGTGAGGATGCATGGTGCACTGGCTCTTGGTGCTGGAAGGAAGCACCCACCCATTGGCGCCAGTTGCCAGCACGGCGGTCCACCCCCTCTAACGAAGGGGAGAAGCCATGAGCGAGATACCGGACGATATCATGCGGGCCGCCACGACGCTTTTTGTCGAGCTTCGCGAAATGCAGGGCGAGCCATCATCTGCCAAGATCGAGGCGATTGCCGGATATCTCTGCGACGAACGCCAGCGCCATGCAGAGGTGATGGAAACTCTTCGCGAGTTCATGGACATAACCGAATCTGCAGCTATTCCGGCATTCAAGGACCCAGATTATGGCGATGAAGTTCAGGCTCTCGGGGATCGCATCGGGTATGGCGCGTTGATCTCCTCCGCATCGGCTTCGTGGAGAGAAAGTCTTGCTCGCGATGACTATCCAACTGGCGGAGAATTCGTTGTCGGGCCGTGCATGGCCGTCCTGTTGTCGACAAGAGCCAAGGCCCGCGCCCTCCTGTCTCGGCTGGAGGAGCGGTGATGGTCGATAATACCGCAGTAGATCGCCGTCTTTTTGTGGATAGGGTAGCTCAAGACGTTATTGCCGCAGAAAGCGCGGATCAATTCACACGCTCGGTGGCAGCTATTATAGATCCAGTTCACTTCGCCTGTACGCCCGAGATGTATGGCACCGACGAAGCCGGATTTAGGCGTACCTTTGCCTACGGCGCGCAACTGGTTGCCATAACCAAGGCGATCAAGGTTATTGCCATGGTGCGTGACGCCGCCCGCGCCACTCTAAACGAGGAGGCGGGGAAGTGACGCCATTATCTCTCAGCGACTTCCCTCTATACACAGTTGGATCTGCCGTATTCAGCCCTTCCCGGCCGGCTGCCATTTTTCATGTCATGAGCGACGCAATTGCCGCCGACATCGTCAATCGGCTCAACCGAGATCATTACGCCCAATTTGGAACGAAATATTCCCGGCCAGAAGCTGGAAGCTATATCGGCGGCGGAATGCTGGCTATACCGGCTTCTTCTATCTCTCCCACTCCATTGCAGGAACAAAATGCCAACGGCGGGAAGGAGGGGGAATGACCAGAGCCGCCTTCCGCCAAGCAGACATTGAGAGAATTATCCGCGCAGCCGATAAGCAAGGCGCTGCGGTGCAAATCGATATCCGTTCTCTAGTTGTCACCGTTATCCCCGGTATCCACAAGCAAGACGGCGTTGACGGCTCGGTCAGAACGGGCGGCATGCTTCCATCGGGCAATCTTGCCCCTGATGGAAAGGAAAATTGGGATGAGGACTGACAGGCCCGGCTACAAATACCGGGATAACAAAAACGGAATGCGGGTCCATTATTGGGACCCAAAGCGAGCCATCAAAGGCGCCCCTGCCTATCTGGATGTTATACGGCTCGCAGACGGCCTCTCTGACGAGCAGATAGCCGAAGAGTGCCAGCGGCGCACTAGGGCGCTCCAAGACGATCTGCGGGGCAAGAATGCTGCCCCTAGCTACGATGGTACGATCAAATCGCTGATCGACTGCTATAAGCACGATACGACTAGCTCTCTGCATACCGTGAAGCATTCGACCCGGATCCGCGATTACGAGCCGAGCCTTCGCGTCTTGGAAAAGAACGTAGGGAAACGCCGGATCGATGCCCTCAAGGCGTCTGACTTCAAGGATTGGTTCAAGCAGTGGCGCAAAAAAGGCCATAGGCGGGCGTCAGGCGCGATTAAGCTCCTGCGGCTCGTGTTGAGCTATGGAGCCGGCGAACGCCTTCAGGGCTGCAATCAGGCCCGCGCAATCCTATCGGATATTCGTTTCGAGCAACCGGCAGGACGCGAAATAGCCATGACCTACGATCAGTGCCTAGCGATCGTGAAAAAGAGTGCCGAGATGAAATGCCCATCGATCGGCTTCGTCGAGGCACTGAAGTTCGAAACGGCATTGCGCCGCATCGATATCATCGGAGAATGGGCACCCCCGCCCGAAGGTGGAGAGTTCCGCTGGGCCGGCCTCATGGCGAAATCAATCTCGAAGGATATGATCCTGACGCTCAAGACCAGCAAGACCGGCGCCGCTGTGGCGCGGGACCTGAATAGTTATCCGCTTGTAGCGGAGGCGCTGAAGGCGTTTCGCATTCCTGATATTGGCCCAGTCGTCATCGACGAAGATCATGGGAAACCATATTGGGAGAATCGCTATACGGAAAAATTCCGCAAGGTGCGGGATGCTGCCGGCGTTCCGTCAAATGTGTGGTCAATGGATTCGAGAGCCGGAGCTGTTTCCGAGACGGTCGAGGCAACGGGCTCGCTTGAAGACGCCCGGGATCTTGCGACCCACACCACGACGAAAACCACTCGCCGGTATAGCCGCGGCGATGGATTGGAGAGCAGCCGCCGGATCGCGGAAGCTCGCATTGAAAAGCGTGCCAAAAAGGTTGACTGACACGCTGTGACATGGAGTGACACGGGATATAGCTAAGTGGTTGAAATAGCTGGAGCGGGTAGCGGGAATCGAACCCGCGTATTCAGCTTGGAAGGCTGCTGCTCTACCATTGAGCTATACCCGCGCGGGTGATCAAGATCCGATCCGGAATGGTGGAGGGAGTTGGATTTGAACCAACGTAGGCTGAGCCAACGGATTTACAGTCCGTCCCCTTTAACCACTCGGGCATCCCTCCAGTATTCCGACTGGATCTTGCGACCAAGTTGCTCGACCTTGGCGTCGCCGCCGTGATCTGCGCCGCGTATATGACCGGACGATTTCAGTCTGTCAACACAAGGAATTGGCAAAAATGACGAAAAAATTTCAGCCTGTGGGAAAAGCCCGCGGCCGAAAGAGGCTATGCGCCCCGGAAGGCGCTGGTTATAAAGCCGCATGAGCAAAGATAGAACATCCGGCCGCTCCGGCCCTGAAAACACCGCCGACGACAAATCGGCCAAGAACACGCATTACGCCACCCTACGCCGCGCGCATCGCGACGCCAAGCGTGAGCGCGGCGAAATCCCGACACCGGCTCCGCAGAAGCGAAAGCGGGCTGGTGCGGACGATTGGAAGCCGCCGGCGCTCGCGCCCGAGCAGGTCTTTCTCTATGGCCTGCATACGGTCCGCGCCGCGCTTGCCAATCCCGAGCGCCGGAACATCAAGCTGTCGACGACGCAGAATGCGCTGGTGCGGCTGGAAATCGGCCCGGTCGACTCACTCGGCATTCCCGTCGAGATCGTCTCGCCTCAGGATATCGACAAGGTGCTCGGGCCTGAAGCGATCCATCAAGGGGTCATGCTGGAAACCCGCCCCCTGCCCGTGCGTCGCCTCGAGGCATTGAAGGACAGCCCGTTGCTGCTCGTTCTCGATCAGGTGACGGATCCGCACAATGTCGGCGCCATCATGCGCTCGGCCGTGGCCTTCGACGCAGGTGCCGTGATCACGACGCAGCGCCATAGCCCGACCGAATCAGGCGTGCTCGCCAAATCCGCCTCCGGAGCGCTCGAACTCATACCTTATATACAGATCACCAATCTCGCTGATGCGCTCGGCGAACTGCATCGGCTCGGCTTCACGACGATCGGGCTCGATTCGGAAGGGCCGGCGCCGCTGGAAGGCACGTTCAGCGGCGACAAGATCGCGCTTGTGCTCGGCTCGGAGGGCAAGGGGCTGCGTCAGAAGACTCGCGAGACCGTGAATGTACTGGCTCGGCTCGACATGCCCGGCGCCATCAAATCGCTCAATGTCTCGAACGCAGCCGCGATCGCGCTATATGCGACGCGGTCCTATCTCAAATCATAGCGGCGCCTGTGGCGGCCGCGGCATGTCGGGAGAATTTGCCTTGATCCGTGCTTTCGGTCTAGCGGCGGCTTCCGCCGCCTTCGTTCTGACAGTGGCCCAGCCAGTTCCAGCGGCCGACGACGAAGTCGTTCAGGCGCAAACCGGCACATGGCTGGTTGCGCCTGAAAGCGGCGCCAAGGGCTGCCGCCTCACCTTCGGGGCAAACACAGTCCCTGGCGGCCATGAAATCACCGGTGCCGATGCCTGCACGACGCCCCTGCCCGCTCTCGCCAAAGCCCGCGCCTGGAATTTCACGGACGACGGCGCTCTCGCCATTGCCGATGCCGAGGGCAAGCCGTTGATGCGCTTCCAGCAGGAGGAAGGCTCCCCGTGGGAAAGCGAAGGCGGCGACCCTACATGGCTGTTGCCGGCGCTGGGCGATGTCGATCATGTGCCGACCGTCGCAAGCCTTGCCGGCGCGTGGCGCATCCAACGGCCCGACGGAAAGCCGGTCTGCGATATCACGCTGACCACCGACAAGGATCAGGACGGCACCGCCAAAATGTCGCCAGGCGGGGACTGTGCCGCCGAGATCAGCGAGCTCAAGCTTTCGCTCTGGGCGGCCGAAGGCTTCGGGCTGGTGATGCTGGGCAGCGATGGTTCCTCCCTTTCCTTCGACATGAAGCCGGACGGCAGTTTCCAGAAGTCCGAGGAGGAGGAAGGCGAACCGCTCCTGCTGGTCCGCAAATAG